GTTCTACGGCAATGTTACTTTCGTCATTCAGCAGGAAGATCCTGATGCACCTGGAAACTGGGAAGAACACACCATTGTAAAGCCGTATAAAGGCGAGTGGACAAGACTCATTTCCAAGTGGACTTCCGGCAGCAAGATTAACGACGACCAGCGCGTTAACAGTCAGCTCGAAATCATAGCGGACTCCTTTGGCATTGCCAATTTCACACAGATACGATGCGTAGAATGGAAGGGGCATCAATGGTCGGTTCCGACTGTTACGCTCCGTCTGCCTCGCCTCGTACTGGAAGTAGGAGACTTATACAATGCGGGAACGAAATCGTTTAGCTCTACATGAGAAGCTATGTAACATTTTGGGATCGCGCAATGTGTATCACGATCCCCCTTCCAATATTCATATGAATTACCCGTGCATCGTTTATAAGAGGGCTTCGGCTTCTCCCAGAAAAGCAGATAACATTCGTTACATTGTCTGGTATCCATACGATGTACAGATAATTTCAAAAGATCCTGATTTCGAGTTGTTTGACACTTTCCTTAACTATTTCGATTACGGAACAGAAGGAATGCCTTTCGTATCAGAAAACTTACATCACTCAAATTTCACCATTTATACCTAAGGAGGTAAATTATGGCAGCACTTACTTGGGATGCAATTGGCGAGCACCTTTACGAAACAGGTGTCGATCATGTCGCTCTTTACAAACCTGACGCAACTAACAAATACACAGGCGGCGTAGCCTGGAACGGCGTATCTTCGATCACTGAGTCTCCTTCCGGAGCGGACTCCAACCCGATTTACGCTGACAATATTAAGTATCTGGATCTGAGATCTGCAGAGGAATTCGGTGCAACGATCGAGTGCTACACCTATCCTCCGGAGTTTGCTGAGTGCAACGGCGAGGCTATCGTTACTCCTGGTGTTGTGATCGGCCAGCAGACTAGAAAGACCTTCGGCCTGGCTTATCGTTCTATCGTTGGTAACGATGTAACCGGTAATGACTTCGGCTACAAGCTGCATCTGATCTACGGTGCGACTGCTTCTCCGTCCGAGAAGTCTTACAACACCGTAAACGACAGCCCCGAGGCCGGCACGTTCTCCTTCGAACTTACGACTACCCCCGTCGCTGTTAAGGGCTACAAGAACACTGCTTCTCTTACGATCGACTCTACGAAGATCACTGACAAGTCAAAGCTCACGGCTATTGAGGAAAAGCTATTCGGATCTGATAGCACTGAGCCTGAACTTCCGTCTCCTGCAGAGATCTTTGGCTTGCTTGGCCTTACTTACGATACTACTACCGGCAAGTGGAGCGCCTGATAGTTTATATTTGAACTATGTAAAGGCTCTGGTTTAATGCTGGGGCCTTTTTTCTTTTGAAAGGAGAAATACATGCTTAAAAAGAACATCAAGTATACCGATTACAACGGCGTAGAAAGAGATGAGAATTTCTATTTCAATCTGTCCGAATCCGAGATCACCAGAATGAATTTTACAACCGAGGGCGGACTGGAGGCGTTCTACACAAGGATCATTGCAGAGCAGGACATGCCCCGGCTGTATAAGTATTTCGAGGATATTGTTCAGATGTCTTACGGCATCAAGTCTCTTGACGGTAAGACCTTTGATAAGAGTCCTGAGATCACCAGAAAGTTCGTTCAGTCTCCTGCTTATGACAAGCTGATCATGGAACTGATCGGAAGCGCTGATGCGGCAGCAGCGTTCTGTAACGCTATCGTTCCTCAGCCTAAGAAGGATGGTCCTCAGGTTCTTCCTGGCCAGGCACCGGTTGTCGGTGTAGTTACTCCGTCTAACTAAGGAGACTTGTCATGCCTCTAACAATTAGAGTCGAAGCAACTGAATTGTTTAATTCAGCAACGAATACGTTTGTTGAGACACAGCCGCAGACTCTTGTTCTGGAGCACTCATTGGTTTCCATTTCAAAATGGGAGTCAAAATGGCACAAGATGTACCTTGAGACAAAGAATAAGACTAATGAGGAGCTCTTGGACTACATTCGCTGTATGACGATCAACAAAAACGTACCGTCGTATGTCTACTATGCTTTAAGTCAGAAAAATATTACTGACATAGTTAATTACATGGAAGATCCGATGACAGCTTCCACGGTTAACGATAGCAGAAAGTCGGGCGCTCACGAACGGGTTTCTTCGGAACTTATCTATTACTGGATGATTACGTTCGGAATTCCTGTTGAGTTTGAAAAGTGGCATATCAACCGACTGCTTATGTTGATAAAGATCTGCTCTAAGAAGAACTCAAAGCCCTCTAAAGCAGACAAGGCAGCGGCAGACAGACGGAGAGCTGAAATCAACAGACAGAGGTGCGCAAGGCTCGGAACAAGAGGCTAAACATGGCGTCAATCATATCTTGTAAGACAAAAGGCGACCTCAAGAAGACTAATGACTTCTTGAACAAGCTTAGAAAATTAGACGTCGAGTCGATCCTTAAGCAGTATGGAGAGCTTGGCGTAAAAGCATTATCTGATGCTACTCCGGTTGATACCGGGCTTACTGCAGCTAGTTGGGACTATATGATACGCAGAGAGAAAGACTCTTTTATCATCACATGGACCAACTCAAATGTCGTGCAGGGAATCCCTGTCGCTTTGCTGATTCAATATGGTCACGGCACAGGAACTGGCGGATACGTTCAAGGAAGAGATTACATTAAACCTGCAATACGTCCCATCTTTGATGAGATGGCAAAAACTTTATGGAAGGAGGTGACTGAACTATGAGTAAAGAAGTTGACCAGAAGATTGTTGAAATGCAATTTAACAATGCTGAGTTTGAACAGAAAATTGCCCAGAGTTTAGTCTCTCTTTCTAAACTTAAAGAAGCTACTAAGATCGACGAAGGCGGAAAAGGCCTAGAGAAACTCGCTGCCAGCGCTAAATCCGTAGATCTTACCAGCATTTCTCAAGGAATCGAAGAACTAAACAGCCGCTTTTCTGGTCTTGGTATTGTCGGTATGTCAGTGCTTCAGCGGATCACAAATGCTGCTATTGATATGGGTCATCAACTAGCCAATGCTATTACAATGGCTCCTAGGGATGGCTGGAAAGAGTACGAGCTTAACGCAAACTCAGTACAGACGATTCTTAACTCGGCTAAAGGTGCTGATGGTCTTCCTGTAACTTTGGAGCAGGTTAATAAGAAGTTAGCAGAACTGAATGAATATTCGGATAAGACCATTTATAGCTTTTCTGATATGACCAATAACATCGGTAAGTTCACTAACGCCGGTGTTGATCTGGATTCAGCCGTCACTGCCATCCAAGGTGTCGCTAACGCTGCGGCTCTTGCCGGTGCTGACGCTAATGATGCTTCAAGAGCTATGTATAACTTTGGTCAGGCTCTGGGTTCAGGATCCGTTAAGCTGATTGACTGGAAATCAATACAGACAGCACACATGGACACCGTCCAGTTTAAAGAAGAACTGATTAAGACAGCGGTAGAGCTTGGTACAGTTCGTAAAGAAGGCGATAAATATGTTACTACAACGGCAAACATGCAGGGTAGAGTCTCTGACGCTTTCGATGCTACACAGAACTGGAACGAATCTTTAGCTCATCAGTGGATGACTTCTGAAGTTCTTATCAAGACCCTTGGCAAGTATACTGACGAGACTACGGATCTTGGTAAAGCTGCTATTGATGCGGCAACTCAGGTTACCACATTCTCGAAAATGATCGATACAATTAAAGAGTCCATGGGCTCCGGATGGATGACGACATGGCAGATTGTATTCGGTGACTTTGAGGAAGCCAAACAACTTTGGACAGGTATCTACAAAGCAGTTGACAACGTCATTCAGAAAGTCTCTGGAGCCAGAAACGATTTCCTACAATCATGGAAGGATAAGGGCGGCAGACAGGATCTGATCGATGGCGTTAAGAATATTTACGAAACTATAAGTTATTACGTCGGTCTTATATCTGAAGCATTCAAGAAAGCTTTTCCTAAGATTGAACCTGTAGGTTTGATCAAAGCTGGTAAGGCGTTTAAGAATCTTACTGAAAAGATTAAGCCTGTTACTGACGCGACTGAGAAGGTTAAAGACCAAGTTACTGAAGTCGCAAAGGCGGTTACCGACGCTGCTGATACAGCAACCGAGCGTTGCGAGAAATTCAATGAAGTTGTACAGCAGATCATTCGTGGTGATTGGGGAAATGGCCAGGAACGTATAGACAGACTTCACGAAGCTGGCTATGCTTACGAGAATCTTCAAAATGCGGTTAATGAACTGCTTGGATGTGAGAAACGCTATGAGACTACAATGTCTGATAACGAAGCGGTTGGTGAAAAAGTCAATAAAACACTTGAAGCAACCAATGACAAACTGGAACAGCAAGCAGACACTCTCAAAGATACAGAAAATCAGACTAAAAGCACTAATTCAGTAGTCGACAATTTAGCTTATATACTGCTTGGAGTATCTTCATCGGTAGCATTAGTTAAAAAAGGCTTTGGTGCGGCTTGGGCTACTATAGCAAAGGGCGCGTCAGTGCTTGACGTACTGAAGAATGGCTTTAAGTTTATTCTTCGTATTTTCGGTACCTTAGGTCGAAAACTATACAAGTTTAATACTTGGATCATGAGTTTTTCCACGTTCTCTAACTTTGTTTCTCATTTACGAGCTAGGTTTGAGGATCTCGCTATATCTTTTAGTGAAGCTGGTATCCCGCTTAACAACATTAGAGAACTTCTTGGCAAACTCACTTCCGCGTTCTATAACGGTAAGAAAAGAGTTAAAGATTATTTTGCTTCTTTTGGAAACGGTCTTAAGAGCATTAACTTTAATACCATATACGATAGGCTTAGGGACATTGTTAAGCTTGCAGGCGGAGGACTTCTTATTACTTTAGACAGTTTAATAAAAGTAATTAAGAACGTTTATGACGGAGCTAAGAGAATTAAAGATGCCTTAGGTAGTCTTGAAGTAGTTCAGAAAATTAAGGGCTACTTTAACGATTTTAAAGACAGCATTAAATCATACGCCGACAAAGCAAAAGATGCTAACTTCTATACGAACGCTCTCGTACCTTTGCTTACATCGATGTACAAAGCGGTGAAGAAGCTAAGCGATACCTTTGGACCGGTTTTCGTTGACTTATTTAATAAGTTTGTTGATGGCTTAACTAAGTTAGCTACTAACGCTAGCGATGCACTTATTGCATTTAGCGAAGGCGGTATGATGGAAAAAGCTGCTGAAATTATCAACAACTTTAAGGATGCAATCGACGATTTTCCTGGCCTTATTACCGCATTTTATGACTCATTTAAAGCTGGTAAACTTCCGTCGATCGATGCTTTACCTGAAACTGTACAAAAGTTATTTGACTCTTTTGGATCTCTTGGAGATACAATTCAATCCGATATTACTGCATCGTTTAAGAAATGGATCGAAAACCTGAATACTTCCATTAAGGAACTTCCTCAGGCTAAATTCCTTGATCCTTTCTGGGGTTTTATTGATAAGTTTGGCGAATCTTTTACTTTTCTGAAGTCGTATACGGATAATGCCAAGACTATATTACAGGATCTGGTTGGCAAGGTATTCGGCAAACTGTCGACTCTTGACATTAAAGGCGGTATATTTACAGCTCTTTTGGGCTCGATTGCGCTCTTTGTGTTCAGATGGTCGAAAGTAGGTAAGAATGCCAGTAAAGCGCTTAAAGCAGTTTCTATATTTCTTCTCAACGGAGGAAAGACTGCGAGCACTGCTGTTAAGAAATATGACGCGTTTCTTAAGATTGCTGCGGCCATAGGCATTATAGCTGGATCTATTTGGTTACTGGCGCAGGTACCGGCTGACAGATTTGAAGCCGTATGTAAAACCTTAGCTGTGGCATTTGCTGCATTGTTTGGTGCTGTGACATTCTTGTCATTGATGAAGATACCCGATGGCAAGATGAAAGACCTCGGCATAGCATTCGCAGGACTTGGCGGTTCACTTCTTATGATGGCTGCGGCTGCTAAGATATTTGCGTCAATGGATATTACAGAGCTGGTCAAAGGTGGAGGAGCTATTGTGGCTTTCACCGCGATAATTGTTAAGGCTGCCAAACAGGCAAAAGAAGTCGGAGTTGGCGCAGGAATGGCGTTCTTAGGTCTTAGCTTAGCGTTGCTTCTTCTGGTACCATCCATAAAACTGTTTTCCGGAATGGATGTCTCAACGCTAGGAAAAGGCGGTCTTGCTGTTTATGCGTTCATAAACATTATTGCTAAGGCTGCTAATAGAGCAGGAGAAGCCAGCGGTTCGTTCGGGGCATTCTTCGGTTTAGCTCTTGCACTACTGTTCTTAATACCTTCAATTAAGATCTTGAGCGAAATGGACGCGCAGACCATTATTAAGGGTGGACTCGCAGTAAAGGTATTTATTGATATTCTGGCAAATGCCGCTAAGAAAGCAGACGGAGGTGCTAAAGGATTCTTCGGCATGGCTATTGCTGTAGGTGTTGTTGCCGCTGCTATGTATGTTCTTAGCGGAGTTCCGTGGGCTACTATGCTCGGAGCAGCTAAGGGCATGTCCATGGTTCTTGACTCCGTTGGCGAGGCTTTGTCTAAAGTTGGCAAGATGACTTTCAAAGATTCTATGAAAGCTGTCTTTGCTATGGCTTTGGCGATCGGAGCTGTTGCCCTTGTAATGCATCTTCTTACAAAGCACAGTGACGGAACTGAAGCGCTAAAAGGTGCTCTTGGAATAGCAGCTATATTATGGGCATTTAGTAAAATGGGTCCCGCTATAACGGCTCTTTCCAAAATTCCGTTTGCAGCCGGCGCTCAAGCAGCTGGTAACGCTATGGTATTCTTCGGCGCAATGACAATTTGTCTTGGAGCGCTTGGAGAAATCAGCTCCTGGGGTAACGGTGGCGCTGGAGATGCAATAGTTAAAGGCGCAGAAACCGTTGGACGGGTTATTCACAACTTTGTTGAATCGTTGATTACAGGAGCTCCGGTAGAAGCTTCTAAAGATATTGTTCCGCTCGGTGACAGTTTAGTGAACTTTGCTGGAACCATAAAAGGTTTCTTAGACATGCTGATGACGGTCAAGCCGGAAACAGTTGATTGCGCTAAGAATCTGGCTTTGGCAATTCTGGCTATCTGTGCTGCTGACATGATCGATGCTATAACAGGTTGGCTTAGAGGTAAGCTGGATCTTAACGGATTCGCAGATTCTCTTGAGCCGCTGATTTCAGCAATCATCAAAATGAATAGCGATTTGTCCGGTGTAACTCTCGATACAGAGAAAATCGGTCAGGTTTCTGAATGTATCAAGGCAATGACGGATGTCGCCAAGACAATTCCTAAGACTGGCGGTCTCGCTCAGAGAATATTAGGTGTACAGGATCTGTCCAACTTTGCCGGTGAGATGCATACGTTCATGGCCAGAGGCTTTAAGAACTTTCTTAGGTCTTTGGATATGATTGGCGACCAGATCAATGGCGGACTTATCATTAAGATCGGTATCATTAAGAACGTCACAAAGTCGATGATCGATCTGGCTAATGCTATTCCTAAAGTTAGCGTGCTTAGCGTTCTTATCGAAGGCGTCGCAGATCTACCTACATTTGCCAATAACATGGCAATGTTCCTTAAAGGTGGATTTACTGATTTCGTCACGGCACTAAATAGTCTGGGAAAGGTTAAGCTTGATACCCTTCGCAACAGCGTTATTCCTGCTACGGAGGACATGATAACTTTATCGTCCAAGATCAAGGACAGCTCAAGTATCATAGACTTCATATTTAAGCAGAATGATCTGAGTAAGTTCGGAACTAATCTGGCGAGCTTTGGCGAAGGCGTATCTAAGTTCAGCGAGTCTATCAAGAACGTTAGTCTTGACCAGGCCAATAGTTTAACCGAAACAGCAACAAAGCTGGCAGATTTGAACGCTTCAGATAAGATTAAGGACCTGTATTTAGCGTCCTTTGGTCAATGCTTATCTAGCCTTGGGCTGGGCTTAGGCGAGTTTGTAACTAACTCACTGAATGCTACTCCCGAGTTCTTTGCAACAATAATATCTGGCGTTACAGATCTGCATAATCTTTTGCTTATTATCTCCGCTACAGATTACTCAGGTGTAACGAATTTCAGTACGGCACTTCAAACGTTGGCTACGACCAGCATTACAGCATTTGTTGAAGAATTTCCTAATCATATAGCAGAAGCACAGGCTGCGATAGAGCAGTTCGTTAACTCTGTTGGAAGCGCAGCGATGGATACTACATCGTTTGTTACCGCAGCGGCAACGGCAGCCAATGCATATTCCATGGAATTCTATAACCATTGGGACCTGGCTAATATAGCAGGACTTAGATTGGCTGCACAGTCATCTAAAGGAACCGGATGCGCTGAATCTTTGGCTAAGTTCAAAGAAGCGGCACTTAACTGCTGTGACAGTTATGTTCTGGCGTTTTACCATAGGTGGGGTCTTGCCAAGACTGCTGGTCAACGTTTGGCTAAGCATGCTGCAGATGGAGCTGGAAGTTCAGAGATACTTGCTAAGTTTAAGACAGCAGCTGAGAAGGCTGTAACGAACTTTGTCAAGCCTCTTAACGCAAAGGAGCCTGCTTACACTGCTGGTTCTAATATGGCCGGTCACGCATATTCTGGCGCTCAATCTAAGAATGGAGATTTCTATGACTTAGGTCAGGACGCGGCTGACGGCTATAAAGATGGTATTGCAAGCAAAGCAGACGACATCGCTAGAGAGGCAGCGTCCACGGTTCGTCAGGCAATTAATGCTGCTAAAACAGAACAGGATTCGAACTCACCTTCGAAGGTATTCCGTGGTTTAGGTCATGACGCTATGGATGGTTATGCGTTGGGCTTTGTTGATAGAGTAAAGTATGTTGTTGACAGCGTGAAAGATACTGGTTACGCCGGCATACAAGCTATGCAGGATACGATCAGTCATATTCACGATCTTGCCGACAATAATTTTGACTATCAGCCTACCATAACACCTGTTATCGATCTATCCCAGATGTCCAATGGCATAAGCACCGCTAATTCGTTACTGTCAACTGTGCAAATGAACGGACTTGCGGCTGCAGCAGCTGCTTCCATTGCTAATGAACAGAACGAAGCACTTGCCAGATCGAAGGCGGCAACCCAGCTTAATTACTCGAAAGACCTTAACAGTCTGATCGAGAACACATCGAAGATTATTAGTGCTGTCAGGCAAAACCGTTACGCCATTATTGACGGTGATGAAGCATTTAACTACTTCGATCGCAGGCTGGGAGCATCATATTAACTCATGGAGGCTCTTTCTTCACCGGAAGGGCCTCTTTTATTATGGAGCTTTAGTATGAGATATTTTACACTCGAAAATTCAGAGCATGAGGAGCTCGACATTACGACGAAGGAGATATTCTTTCACGAAGTCTCCGGGCTTGGGTTTGAAGAGGACAACGAATTTAGACGCATCGGTGATGTATGGTGGCTCGACTCGTCTGCTCTATCTCAAACTGAGGTCTCTGGAAAAGTAATGTTCACTGAAGAGGGAGAAGAAACTCCTTATCAGAAATATTTCAGGTTTAAGAACTTTATAGCCAAGAACCCTCTTATTATCAGCTATTATCCCAATGGAATAGAGGACCAGCTGGCCAGGTTTTATAAGCGTGTTCGGGTGTCTACGCTCGAAAAGACGGAGTACAACGAATACGGCGTGCTTGACTGCTCTATATCTTTTATGCCATACACTCCGTGGTATCGTTCTTTCTCGATTGATAACGCTAAACTTCTACCAGAAGGAGACGACGATACAACTGGCTGGATATGGGGAAGCGATACTACGCCGGCTCTTGCGTTTGAGCCTTTAAGTGAAGAGGTTGAGGGCGTTACATCTTACTATATTTTGGATGGAAGCGGTAATAAGGTCCCCGCCATAAGAGCTAAGTTCAGGTTCGAAATTCCGCAAACCATTACAGCACCAGTTGTAATTGAGAATAATAAGAACCCCGTTAAGTTAACAATATACGGTCCAGTTCGTAATCCTTCGTGGAGTTTACGTAACAATAACACGATTATCGCTACCGGCGGCTTTGACGGAAGCTTCACTTTGGAGTCGAACGAAGAACTTATTATAGATAACACAAGCGGACAGTATATTATGCAGAAGCGTAATCAATCTACTAATGTGTATATCGACGTTTACCAGCAGAGGGATTTCGATTCTGAGTGTTTCTTCACATTAAAAGAAGGTATCAACGAGATATCTGTCATAAGTCAGGACGGAGATCCGGTTAGATTCACAGTAGAAGGGCATATTTACCATGCAACAGTTTAATGTGGAGTTTTTCACACGAAATAATCTAACGTTTAAGCATCGAGATACAGTTTATGATCCGATCATAGACGATGACTATATTTCGGCGTCAACCAATACGATAGAGATCTCTGCTACGACGAAAGTTGACAACGGAGACTTTATATCTCTGAGAAGTGATGAATATAGCTTCTTTGGTTTTGTGTCTGATGTGTCGCCCGGCGAGTTTATTACGACTATTACATATAAGCCGTTTATCGCTATATTTGACGAACCTTTTCTGTTTAATACAAACTATCAGGGTACAGGCTCAAAGGTTCATCCGTCGCTTGAAACTACGATTTCGTCGTATATTACGAGCTTGTACATTAATCCGAGTGACTCCGATTCCTATCAAAAGCTTCCTATAAGAATAGCAGGAGTGGCTAGCTCTACACCGAGATGGAGCCTGAATATTACACCTGATACAGAGGACACGACATACAGCATTATTCACTTATATTCTGTTTTGCTTGTAGACGCTATGAAAAAGTACGGTGTATGTGTTCGTCCGGTTCCTGATTTTTCGGAGCATATAGTCAATCTCTATATCGAGACGCGCCCGTCTAACTTTAAGATTGACGCTGATCTGGATAATGTAACGGTTAAGACGCTTAAACATAATGACCGGCCTGATGGTGTAAATAAACTTATATTGTATAACACTGAAGATTATTCGATGTCATTGACCTATTACGTGCATTCGGATCGTACGTTTGACACGGATAATGTGAAACGAATTTATCCTGTTGTACGAGACTGTCAAGGTATTTCGCCAGATAGAGATTCAGAAGATCCTGTCGAGGCGTTTGCACTTTCGGCACTTGATGCAGCCTTTAGTTTTTTATCGGGCCTTAACTGGGACAACCTGATCGAATTAGAGGTTCTGCTTAATGATCCGGTTATTAAACCAATGGAACTAAAAATAGGTCAAACTGTGACTGTTCACTATAAAGAAGGTAAATACTCGAGCATGCTAACCGGCAAACATTATAGTTCAAACGTCGTTACGCTCATATTTGGATCAGAGCGTATACAGTATTCTAAGAGAAGAAGGGAGAGGCAATATGGCTATTAATGGAAGTATACATGTTTATCCAGCTCGCGAAATGCTGGCTCTGGACATGGCCGAAGTTATTGCGGCTACCTATACGGGCAAAGACGGCATCATTCAGGGATGCACCATTAGCGTAGTCGACGGAAAACTGCACATGACCAAAGGCCGTATGATTATTATGGGTCGTCTTTGCGTTGTTGACAGCGATGGAGATTTTGATCTTCCGGATGACATCAGCGGCAAGACAGATACGCAGCATAGATACGTTATGGCCGTATGCGATCTGACTGCGTCTGAACCGTTTTATGTAAAGATCTTCTCTGCGAGTGAATATTACGCAGTTGAAGAAGCTGACGCCAGAGACTCTGCGGATAACTATATTAACTTCAACGTCAACAACGGTGTCCATATGTTCAAGCTCGGCACAGTTGACATCGATCCGGCAACCGGCACTGTAACCGGATGGAAACCGTTTGCCTCTGCGTCTATCAAGAACAATTCGACACAAGGAGCTACCGTAAACAACGAGCTTACGAATATACGCACCTTGGTCACAAATGTCAAAACAGAAATTACGAACGCCTATAAAGCAGCTGACAATGTAATTAATAACTCGATCAATTATCTCAAAGCTTACTGCGGCTATAATCTGAAGAGAGCCTGGGCGAGCAGTAAGTTCGAACTTAAATGGAAAGAGCAGACCGGTATTAGAATCCTTCCGGGGATGACGCTATACGTATATTTCCGCAAAGAATACGATTCTGTAGATATGAACTATTATATTCCATTTGGAGCAAGCTCTGATGAAATAACAAACTATAGAAATCAAGCGCGCTCCCGTTATAACGAGGCAGTCGCTAACAATCCGTCTAAGGCGGTATTAATGTACGAGTGTAACCAAGGTGGCCCTGCGTCTAAGATTGCTTATCAGTCGGCTGCCACCAATCCGCCGTCATATACGCCCACATATGATCAATACGGTGTCCGGTCAACCGTTGACACTCGTAAAGTAGCAGCAGCGGTTAGCGGCGTAGATTTGTCCGGTGGAACTGGTACTAAGTATGTGGTACTCACTACGTTTGGCATGAATGGTACAAATCTGTTTGTCGGATTGCACAACGTTAGTACGGGTTCGGATATTGTCATTGTAAATGTAAGAATTTTGGTACTGTACGTACAAAACGAATAAAGGAGTAAGTTATGGCATTAGAAAGCATTACACGGTCTTTGCTGCTGGATGTATATGACCATGATACGACTCCTTCTACTATAAAATCTATTGCCTGCGACGATAACACCAGATATGTTACTGCACAATTGTTTGAGCAGGGAATAGCTTACTATATTCCTGAAGAAAGTAATGTTACTCTTACGATTGTTCGTCCGGATAAAGTAGGCGTGAGTATTACAGGGGCTACCTGGCCGTTTGAACATTCGAGTAGCGGTGGAATTCCAATCGATGACGAAGAAGAATCTAGTACTGATCCAGTCGTTGAAACTGTCTATGGCGTTCAGGCAGAGCTCAATCAGCCAGCTCTGGTTGTACCGGGAACTCTGTTGGCACAATTTAAGATCGAGACTGGTACGCAGATTCTGAGAACTGAAATCTTTTACATCAACAACGGCAGAGCTCTTGACGCGGACACAAGCGAATGGGCTGACGAGTATCATGGGTATAATCTGGAGGAATTTGCCAGCAGAATTGAAACCGTTGAGGATCACCTAACCGAGCTCACTAAAATAATTGTTGATGGCGATACTATCCGAATCATTACTTAAGGAGGATTCAAAATGGGATTAATTTGGCATGTACCGGGCTTTCCCAATTATGCATATGATACACGGCATGGAGATTCTCAGTTCTTTCTCGATAAGAGACCGAACGGGGATCTCCACTTTTTTGTTATAGACGGTTACGACTCTGATGGGGACGATCGTATGATCGAAGACCTTAAGCTCTTTAAGGCACATAGCGATAAGGCGGAAATTTGGGCGCAGATCTCCCATGCACATTGGGACCATTACAAGGGCATTCGCACCCTTATGGCTCACAAGACAAATGGGAAATACACCTTCAACGTTACCCGCCTTTACATGTACGATCCGGCATCTCTCAAAGTTGGGCTTAAAGACAATAAAGCGTCCAACTATATTCGCAACGAGATCCAGACCATGCGTACGATCGAGGCTGAAGCTAAGTCTAGAGGCATTAAGGTCATTTATGTAAAGAACAAGTCTAAAATTTCCTGGGGGGAGATTTCCTGTCAACTTTTCAGGGAGCAGCCCACTAAGATCGACGATGATGACCACAAGGGAGACGGCTACATCAACGACGGTTCTATCGTTACATGGTTTCCTAAGCTGCGTTATCTGACTTCTGGTGACGGGCCAAGATATATCGGCAAATTCTGTGAGAAATACAAGCTCGATCCCATTTTCATCAAAGGACCTCATCACGGTAACAACATGCCCAGAAAGCAGGCTACTATCATGAAGGACCGTGGCTGCCTCTACTACTGGGATAACGATCTGTCCAAGAGTATCACAGACTTCCTGCAGACTGGAAGAGAGGATGCTATCGGTGTCGGCATGAAGGTTCTCAATGTTGTTGGGGATATCAACGGCGTTGCACAGAATGGCCACTTCTATATCTACAAGGGCGGCAAGATCGCGTTCAACATCGAGTGCGACTTCGACGGTAAAAAAGCTGTAATTCAGAAGCCCACAGTAAACCTCGTAAGGCAGATCATCAGAGGCAAGTATTCGTCCGGTGACAGGAGAACCACCAAGATTCTTGCTGTTGGTTATGCTCCGTCTTCCGCTCAGAAGAAAGTTACCAAAGTGATTAAGTTGGCTAAGGATATTTATTCCGGCAAGGCAGATTACGGTCAGAACAAGGCCCGCTGGGATAAGATCGATAAGGAACTCGGAGCCGGCTTTGGTAAGCTCGTGCAGGATTACATAAATGTTCTCGCAGGAGTGAAGGAGAGCGTATGAGTGATAGAATAATTAATGACTTTTAACATTTTGGACAGGGTGCAACTCGGTTGAGGGGAGCATGACGCTAACAACGCCATACCGACGATGTGATCGGTTATAAAGGGACGTGGGTTTGAGTCCCACCACCCTGTCCTTTTTACAAGCCATGTAAAGCAACTATTTAATCCCAGCAATCGGAGACTTCAAAATGGCATTAAACGGATGCGATGTTGCGAGCTATCAGTGGGATATTGAGCCTGCTAAGATGTCAACCACGGATTTCTTCATCGTTAAGATGACGCAGGGGACCTGGTATGTTAATCCTTATGCAGACAAACAATATTCAAAGGCAAAGGCAGTAGGTAAATTGCTCGGAGCTTATCACTACGGTGAAGGCGGCGATCCTGTTACTGAAGCTCGCTATTTTATAAAGAAAGTAGGCAAGAGAATCGGCGAATGCATTCTGGCTCTTGACTGGGAAGGACGATCTAACAGGTCTTTCAACACGGCCAGTGAGGTCGAATGGGTTAAGAAGTTCGCCGAAGAAATATATTTACAGACTGGTGTATGGATTTTCCTCTATATGTCCAAGGACGTTACCAGACGCAGAAACTGGAAAGACGTTGCTATCGACGTAAGGCTCTGGTGCGCTCAGTACGCCAGTAATAACACAACTGACTATCAGAAGCTTCCTTGGACTGACAGCAATGGCTTCGGTGCATGGGCAACTGATACGATCAGGCAGTATTCCTCTCATGGCAGAGTAAAAGGCTACAATAAAAACCTTGATATCAACCGGGCATATATGGATGAGGCCCAGTGGAACGAGTGCTGCAGAGGGCCTAAGACTTCTGCCAGCGTCAAACTCGATTCAGTTGTGAAAACAAAATGGTCCGACTATATTTACAAGACAACCAGCCCGGTAAAGATCAGTAATTCGGGTTCGGATGAGAGAGGCAAGTACAGTGGCGGTGCTGCTGGCGATCAGACTGGCACTGAATGGAGAATCAGAGACTGGTACAACAGACCTTGGAATTGCGTTCTGAGGCATCCTCTGGCTGAAGTTAGGGCTTGTATTGCTACTCTGGCTGTTAAGGCGGCCGAGAATAACAACATCGGTTACGACCAGAGTCAGAGAGAATCTTACGGTCAGGCACTTGCTAAGGCGGATTATGATCCCAGCAAGATTAAGAACAAAGTCGAGTCTGATTGTTCCAAGGGTGTTATCGACAATGTTAAAGCGACAGGTCATATTCTCGGCATTAAAGAACTGATCGATATTGGTGCTACTTATACAGGCAACATGAGAGCTGAGTTCAGAGCAGCTGGATTCCAGGTTCTGACAAGTTCAAAATACCTTACCGGAGATGACTATTTGCTCGCTGGGGATATTTTGCTTAACGATCAGCACCACACCTGCACAGCTGTAACTAATGGCGTTAAGTCACAGGGAGAAGGTGCGACGCCGTATATTATGTCGATGGAGGAATACGAGTTGTTACCTTTAATGAAGAAAGGCTCTAAGGGCAATGCGGTCGAACATCTTCAGTGGATGCTTAACCGCGCCAGCTACAAGGGCAAAGAGATATTAGCAGAAGATGGCAGCTTCGGCGCTCGCACAAGGTCCATGGTCGTATCCTATCAGAAGGCTAAAGGTCTTAGCGCTGATGGAGAGGCAGGACCTAAGACACTGAAGAAGCTGTACGATGAAGTGTTCTGATGTATGTATATTATAACGCGAATCCCTCAGGTAAGGCTACGGGAGACTGTGTGATCAGAGCTATATCTGCGGTTACTGGTCTTCCATGGCGAACAATTCATTGGGATCTGGCTGCTCTTAGCAACGAAATGTATCAGATGATGGACGACAATGTAGTCTGGCATGAGTATCTAAGGCGACTTGGCTTTGACATTCAGACGATACATTGGCCCTGCTCGAGAGTGAAGGACTTCGGCAAATGCTTTCCTCGAGGCAAGTATATTCTCGGCACAGGAAAGCACGTTGTAGCGGTAATAGACGGCGATTACTATGACACTTGGGATTCAGGTAACGAGCTCGCCGTCTTTTATTGGAAATTGGAAGAGTAGAAAGGAGAACTTAAAATGCCTACAAATTACGGACAGTATCAGCTGCCGCAGCCAATTGTCATGTATCCAGTGCATGGAGAAGAGGGGGCGAATGGATATCCGGTTGGTCCTGGGCAGAAAGTAAATCTTATTGATATCGACAATGCGATCATCTATGTCAAGAGCGCTAATCAGTTCGGTCAGGCTCTTCCTCTCGAGGTCTATGATATGGTATTCAGACAGCCGCCTGTGCCGGAAGCACCCCAACAGGAGCCTGCAATGAGTAAAGACGAGATCATTACTACTGTAAATGATGCGGTTAAGGCTGCTATGAAACAGTATTTTCCGCAGATTAACTTCGGCGAGTAAGGAGGTTCAAAATGGGTAATCCTTTATTTGGAAATAACGGCGGTGGCAATAATTTATTTGGCCCGTTCGGTGGCATGATGAATTTCATGAATCAGTTTAATCAGTTCAGGAGCTGCTTTCAGGGTAATCCCGAGCAGATGGTTCAGCAGCTCAGACAGAACGGCCGGATGACCGATGAACAGTTTAATCAGTTAAGCGGTATGGCTCAGTCGATCCTGCCGTTTATAAGAAGATAGGAGAGTTCAAAATGAGTGATATGAGCAGAGTAGAACAGCTACTTGAGAACTCATTGAATATCGCGGATCATAATGTCGATCCCCAGAGCCGAGTAGAGGAACTTCTCCAGAGACTCGACGAAGCTTTGGAATGGAACGAACAGGAAGGCGGAACCAGTCGTTCCAATGTGGATACAATCTTATCCGACGGGACCCTGACATTCCGCACCAGATTAGGATAAAGGAGGTGAATAAATTTGCCTGATAAAATAATTAACCACGTTGTTATTGACGGACAGCCCGGTAAATTCTACGCCCCGAATATTCTGACTGGGCTTGAGAAAACCGAGACCGTATCTGAGTTAAAGAGCGAATTAAGAGATCTTGAGGACATCGTTTATGTGACTGAAGACGCTTTCGTATGGGAAAGCATACTTGACAAGATTGTCTGGGAAGAGGGGTTTGTAAGATTAGACGGAACAACCAGTAGCAGTAGTTCATATCGCAAAACACAGAAAATGCCTGTTTCTTCTGGCGACCAGTTCTCTTTTGGTGGGGATAACGCACGTTTTTTAACCGCATATAACGGTAACGTTGCTTTATCTACTTCTGGCGCAGAGTACGCTACAAGTTATACAGTGCCAGATGGTGTTGATGGAGTCGTCATGTCGTTCACTCCAGTTACAAAGCCAACGGCAATATGGATAAGGCACAGCAAACAGGTTATAAATGGCAACGGAATTGCAAAACTTGATAACGATATACAAGCAACAACTCGCAAACTCAGTCTGAGGAAACCTAATAACATTATCGATCCGAATAATATTGACTTAGGACATTTTTACAATTTGAAAGGTGAAATTGGCGCTTCGTCAACTTATAATTGCACGAATGAACCAATTCCTGTCAACCCGACAGATGTAGTTAGAGTCTATGACGGAAACGAGTTAGAGGTCGCGAGATATATAACGGCTTATGATGCTGATATGAACGCTTTGCAGGAAGTGGGGGTTGAAAACAGTTCTTCATACACAGTTCCTGATTATGTGAAGTTTATAAAAATTTCTTGGTCGGCTAGTTTTAGCAACGTAATGGTAACAATAAACGCGGAGATGCTTGCATACGAACCATATTTTGCTCCATACTATTCGGCAACATCTGATTTTTTGAACGGATATTATAAAAATTGCAAATCTGCAAATCTTTTAAATCCAGAAACTCTAACGGATGGGATGTATATAAGACAAAACGGTTCATCTGGGTCGTCTAGCACATATGCCGTCACTGATTATATACCAGTAAAACAAGGTGATATAATAAGCGCCTTTATGGGAAACAATGATGCGATTAGTTTTCGATACGTTACTGCATATTCAGCTTCAAAAATGGCAATAGCTTCTCTTGGGGCTGAGAATGTTTACACATATACAGTTCCAGCTGGGATTTCATACGTCCGTTTATCTGGAAATGCAAGCTATCTCAAAACAGATACGTGTGTAATAACAGCGTATGCTCTAAGCGGTAAGTATCAGCCATATAAAGAGAATGATCCTTATAAATTTACAACAGATTTATATACTGCAACAAGCGACATATACAGATTTCCTTTGACATCTTTGCCGCCTTATATTATTGGACTACTTTCGTATAGACCATTGGGATCTTTGTCAAAGGGCTACGTTTGTCTCGTTTCAGATGATGGCGATGCTGATGTAGCAACGTATACGATACCAATGGTTATAAGTAAAGGCGTTCCATGCACTTTTGCGGCCATGAAATCATCTACGTGTTGGGACAATGGATCGGCACAAGCAACCGTAATAGATGCAGTACAAAATCATGGTTGCGAGATAGCGCAACACGGCGGGTCGTCTTGGCTAAATTATAACGAATACATTTTAAATCATTTCTTTGATAAAGAAAAAGAATTTTGGGATAGCCTTGGTTTGATCGCTTATGGGGCTGTATGCCCGCAACACGATATCAACAATACAATTCGTGCTGTTGCCGGTGGGAGATTTGGGGCTTTGAGGACTGGATACATAAGCCAATACGACTTTTTTAATAATGGCGCAAGAAGCAACGTGCTTGGGTTAAGTTCTCAATCATCGTTGGATGGCGGTCTCGCGAGTCAGAAATCGGCTCTTGATGATGCATATCAAAACAACAGACTTCGTATGATTCACTGGCATGAAAATGAGATGTCAGCTGATGATAAAGCTACTCTTGAAGGTCTGATTGATTACGCAAAAACGCTTGGATTAACATTTATCACGATGAAAGATATTCCGTATATCACTTAAAGCACCATTTAACTCATTAGTCACACCAAGCAACTGCTAGCAGCATTAACCAGTTCTCTTACCATTAGAAAGAAGGTGATTCCGTTGGGCTAGTCACACTCTTTCTTAAAAACTTAATAACGATATTTCCGCTCGGTACGGCATGGTGGAAGACCGAAGAATATACCGCACTTCTAAATCTAAATACCGAATTACTTAAGCCGTAGGAAAGAGCTCGCCTGCGGCTTTTTGTATGCAACAAATTAGTAGTCATATTTTTTAAAGCGAGGTATTTTATATGTCTCTTATGGATTCTAATAACAACGGAATGGTCATGCCCGTATCTCCTATGTATGGCGGTGGAAATGCCGGTTTCGGAGGCTATGGCGGATATGGCGATGGTCTTTTCTGGATCATCATTCTGTTCCTCTTTGCGGCTATGAGCGGCGGTTGGGGAAATGGACTTGGTAACGGCAATGCAGGAACGATCCTCCCCTTCATGATGAACCAGTCCGGCCAGAGCGAAGTCCAGCGAGTAGTCGATCAGCAGTCTGTTATGAACGGCCTCTCCAACCTGCAGACAGCGCAGGCCAACGGATTTGCCAACGCAGAGATCTCCAGGTGTAATGGCCTGTATAACATTACTTCCCAGCTCAATAATATCGCTATGACTCAGCAGAACTGCTGTTGCGAGAATAGAGCCGCTGTTGCTGATCTGAAATACACTATGGCCCAGGAAGCAGCTCTCACAAGGTCCAACTGCGATGCGAACAAGCAGGCGATCATGGACAAACTGTGCCAGATGGAACTTGACGGTGTCAAGCAGAACTACGAGAACCGCATCGCCGATATGCAGAACACGATCGATTCCCTCCGCACCATGAATTCTAATGCGAGATTTGACGCTTCTCAGAACCTGCAGACAGCTCAGATCGTAGCTGACAACGCAGCCCAGACAGCGGCTCTTGAGCAGTATCTGGCTCCCACACCTAAGCCTTGCTATCCAGTCCAGAACCCTAACTGCTGTGCTCCCCAGACCTTCGGATGCGGTTGCGGGGCAGTAGCATAAGGAGGGCTTGATGGACGATATTTTTGAGTTTGTCTCACAGTTCCACTTCCGCAATGAACTGTGGGTTTTATTCATTCCACTGGGTCTGATGGCGATCGACGTACTGTCAGGGATCATCAAAGCATGGGCTCATAATGATTTCCAGTCCGCTATCATGAGATCTGGTCTTGCTAAGAAGGCTGGAGAGATCATGATCCTGGTTGTCGGTGAGCTTATCTCATTTGGGCTGATTCTGCCTGACACGATCATGAATGGCGTGAGTTTTTACATTATATTTATGGAGATCATGTCGATTCTTGAGAACGCTGATGAATTGGGCATCCCTGTACCTAAGTTTGTCAAGGATGTCATTAATAACGTCGACGACCAGCTTCAGCACGGCGACAAAGAAGAAGAGGAGGAATAAACTATGGCTGAGTATGTATACCCCTTGGACCAGACTGTTGTATCTGGCGAGAATGTATTACTTCAGGATTCAATTCCCTGCAACAAAGGCTACGTTGTGCACAGAAACGGATCCGGCATCCTTACTCTCCGTGGTATCGTGAATAATCCATGCGCGCGGTTTGCACGATACTTTGTGGAGTTCAATGGCAACATCGCACTTCCTGCTGATGGGGCTCCAGGTGAGATCTCCGTGTCTCTTGCGATCGACGGAGAAGCGCTCCAGACTTCTAAGGCAAGGGTCACTCCCACAGCGGCAGAAGCGTTCTTTAATGTTACTAGCGTTGCGTATATTACTGTGCCGGCTGGATGCTGTGTGACGATCTCTGTGGAGAACACATCCGGTGTACCGATTACAGTTGCTAATGCAAATCTTGTAGTGAACAGAACGGCTTAAGGGAGGGAATATATTATGTCGATGACACAGGAACAGATGAGAACAATCAAAGATTTCAGCGAGATGCTGTGCAAACAGATTGATAAGATCAACAAGAAAGGCGACATCACTCCTGACGAGCTCCAGAGAATGGATAAAGCCGTTGATATTATCAAGGACATCTCGGTGATCTGCGCTATGGAGGAGTACGGTAAAGATCCTGAGGAAGAGATGTATTCTTCCATGGGTTATTATGGCAGGAACTCCAGAACAGCAATGCCTATGACGAGGATGCCCATGTACAGCTCCCAGGGAAGAGATTCTATGGGCCGGTATTCCTCGACAATGGGATATTCCAGAGACGGAGCCAAACAGACAATGCGGCACGATCTGGAGATGAAGATGGCTGGAGCCCGTGATGAAGAAGAGCGCCAGATGTATATGCGCATGATGGACGCTCTGGAAAGGTGAGGTAATAGATGACTATTCTTGAGAAACTTCAGGAGAAATACCCCAATGCAGAGGGAATCAACGACGCTAGAAATATTGCTGAGGCTGTTGGTGCGATCAACGGAACCGGCGGAAGAGGAGCAAATGCTATTTCCGATCAGTTTCCTACTACGACTACAACGGAAGAGCCGACAAGCGAAGAGTCCTAAGATTAACATCCCTGCTAGCACATGTTGATCATATACGGTGGAGATGTTTTGGTCACGAGATTGGTCATGGACGTAGGCTGAAGCTTATGTTTGTGGACAATGAGGGCGGGTTCGAATCCCGCTATCTCCACTCACTACAAAATTACCCCTAGGCGCCATCACCGGTGTCTAGGGGCTTTCTTTTACCATTTCTGAGAAACAATTCTTACAAATGCTATTATTTTTTCAAGTTTGAGAAGCTATATGGTCACAAATTTGGTCACGGAATCAAAGTGATTTAGAGCCCTGTCCGTAAGAGCAGCTGTTTCATCAGAGATGGTGTGACGGTAGACATAAATGAGAACGTCGGGAGTCGACCATCCACCGCGTTCCATTATGTAGGCGTCCGGCAGTCCATTGGCGTGAAGCGAAGAAACACAGTAATGACGAGTAGAATGGAAATTGTAGATGTCTTCCAGTCCAATGCGCTGCTGCATACGCCTGAAGTAATGACTTATCTGATCGGGGTTATATTTTGTAACGTAGCCCTGTTCTCTGATCTTTCTTACCACAAAGTGAGGTAACTTGATACGCCTCGCTGATTCTGTGGTCTTGGGTATGTCCTTAACCTGGAAGTGCCCATTCGCATCTTTAACCTTTCCCTTACTTATATTTACCCAGTCGTCTTCGAAGTCATCTAATGTGAGGGCACATATCTCGCTCCTACGTAAAGGGCCAAAGCAACCCAGCATCACAGGTACTGCAAGATCTGGATACATATCTTCAGCAACTCGTATAAGTCCTGCAACCTCCATGTCACTTGGAATCCTGACCTGAGGCTTGACTTTCTGAGGCAACGCTACATTATATTTCTTACCGGATGCTGCCTGTATGAAACCGACATAATTGCGAAGAGTCTTTGGCGACAGGCCGAGCGTATTGATTATGGTTTGTATGTCCGAGTCCCTTACAGCTGTCAACTTCTTATTGCATATTTGCGGATAGTCGGCTGTGAGACGGTTTACTATGTCAGTGTAACCTCGGATAGTAGAAGGGCTGCGAATCTTTTGGCGCTCATCGATATATTTGTCCATAGCCTGAGTGAGAGTAGGATTTTCTATAGCTTCTCTGTGCTGGTCTGCGAATTGAGCGGCCTTTGCCTTTACACGAAGTTTGTCCTTATCAGTAAAGGTATATCTGTGGCCGTCTATCATAACTCTGACTCTGTAACTGCCTGATGGTAATTGTTCGACTTTCATGCTGCGTACCTCCTTTGATGTTTATATTTTACAGTCTCTAATATAGAAACGTAAATCTATTTCTGTGATTAAAAAGAAAGGGGAACAAAATGGAAAAAGAGTTGCATATTGTAGAGCACACTATACATAATAACGGGGATTACGAAGACTTCTGGGAAAGCACGGAGACCTTCGGCATATTTGAGACATTCGCGGACGCGCGTGACGCAATTCAACAGGTTGTCGCTAAGCATAAGCTTATGAGCGATAACAAAGTTGAAGATCGGCATGGCGACGTGCTTGAATTCTGTGAGTACGAAGAGAGATACATTGAATCCGAAGAAAGTTTTCGCATAACCTGGTGTATGAATGCTGACGAATACATGTGCGATTACACGCATTGTTTTGACATTAAAAAAATAGAAATAGGGGATTACGATCCGGACATTGATCCTGGATTCTAACAGAAGAGAGGGCATCCATTACGGGTGCTCTCTCTTTTCGCGCATAATTTACAGCATATATAGTAGATAAATAAATCTGCCAAAGAAAGGAGAACTGTTATGATTAAAGCATTGTTTCTTGGAACCACATTTGAGGGTTCCGAGCATTGGCTTATCGAAACTGATTATGGAAGCAGAAATTATTTCAGAAGGGAGCTTGATGAAATGCCCTTTGATAGGACTGATGATAGCGGCTTCGGCTTGGTTCACGCAACCGGTTATGAGTACTACGACGAAGTACTCGGAAACTGGTATGCTGAATATGAGAACGACGCCGACTATCAGACTATCGAAGGGAGAGCTTGAACAACAGGCTCTCTTTTTTTTCGGGTATACATATTTTACACCCCCTATTATAGATAAAACAACTTTATAAGGAGGTATAAGATGGAAAGACTGATTAATATTATGGTAGCAATCGGCTATGCGGTGGTAGGCATCTTCCTGGTGGCGTTGCTCTCTATGAACACGCTCGTATGGGAGATCAGCCTAGCGGCCATGGGCGTAATGCTCGTAATTGAGTTTGTTCTGGCAGGAATGATAATGTTAGAGTTAAAGAGAGGAGAGTCCTAACAGGGGCTCTCTTTTTTTCGTGCGCAGAAATTACACCTTCTTAGATAAGATAATTCACAAAAAAAGGAGGTTGAAGTTATGATGACAACAGTTAATTTTAAAGAAATCAGGGAGTGGGCGGCAAAGATGTATCGTGACCTGGTGGACAGGCAGTATGAAGATCACTGGATCTATGAAGGCGATGAAGCGTTCGTATCAAACGACGAGTACCTCGCCATCAAAGAGGCCGTGATCGAAAATACTACTTACCACTTTGGTCTCAAGGCATCTCAGTCTAACAAACTGAGAAAATACGTTGAGGGTCTTTAACAGGCCCTCCTTTTTTCACAATTATTACATTCTCTTTTATTTTTTGTAATAAAGTGCTATTCTGTCAATCGATGCGTACCTACCGGTAGTGTACGTTCACGATTTTTGTGTCTAGTTAAGGAGGTAAGACAATGCGTGGACGACACACTAAAGAACCAGCTGACAGAAGAAAAGACATCATAGTAGGAAGAGCTAGAATGAACGGCTTGAACGTACCAGACTTAGCAAGACGGTGCGGGATAGCCCAGAGTACTCTATACCGTAAGCTGAACCATCCAGGGGATATTTCACTACTGGAATTGGAACTTATGGATGAACTTATAAGGTTCAGTGATGAGGAAGTGTTATATTTTGTCAGATGGCGGAGGTGCGAGAGATGAGTACCGTTATCCGCAATGAAGTCAGTAAGAAGAACCGTTACTATATACCTAAGCACAGGATGCTGGAACTCAAGCATTTCTGTATGCAATACGAGGACTGGAGAAAGGAAAGAAGTAAGATTACAGTGATTCAGAGTTATCAAATCGGAAAAATTCCAGGGAAGAAAAATTCTGACAAAGTTCCAGATTTGGCGATGAGAGCAGCTGAACTGGATGGGTATATGAAGATGATCGTACATTGCTGCAAAGACGCTGACAGTTATATTTGGACATGGCTGCTTGAAGGCGTAACAGAAGGTCTAAGTTACGGATCACTTCAGGTAAGAGGAATTCCGTGCGGTAAGGACTATTACTACGACCGGTATAGGAAGTTCTTCTGGCTACTGGATAAAGTTAGGTGAGTATATTTTACAGCCGCTACTATAGACGTTGGACAATAATCAATGAAGGAGAAACGTATGATAAAAATTACACCTAGATTAAAACTGGCGTTATTGGCAGGAGGAGCAGCAATAGGCCTTAGTCATACTGCGGCTACATTTTTAAAGGTCAAGCAAGAAATCGAGGAAACATCTCGAAGTATTGATCAGACTAAAGAAATTGTAGCGGCTAACGAAAGGTATATAAAGGCTCTGGCCAACCGCACCGGTTACTACAGTGAAGAACTTGAACAAGCGTTGGAGGAAACCGAGAAATGGTTAGACAGCCTGAACGTCGAAGAGGAGTCCTAACAAGGGCTCTTCTTTTTGCGTATATTTTACAGATATTGTAATAGTACATTCAAACCAAACAGGAGGTAAAATCATGAGAAAGAAAATCGAAGAACTTAGAAAATTCTGGAGAGGATTCAATCTTTTGAAACTTCTTAGAGGTTACAAGAAGATCGTACTGACAAAGAAGGAGGCGGAAGACATATTCTTAAAAGGTCACTGCCTGGAAACAGATGAGATGGCAAAGGTCGTTTCGGATCGTACTGGCGTTCCGTTCGGAATAGTATCGGAGGTACTTAACGACGCGGAATACGACGTGATGGGACAGATCGGCCTAATCAAGGACTATGAATGACCTTTTAAGGGAGGGGCTACGGCTCCTCTTCTTTTTTTCCGAGCAGGTTCTACAGTCTCTTAAATAGTATATTTTTAGGAGGTACAAATATGAAGACAACTGAACAGCTTTATAAGCAGTACGTTTTTGGTCTGCGCAACGACGTGGTTTCCAAGTTCAACAAGCTGTTGAAGGGCAATATTTCTGTCGCTCAGGCACATACTGAGAGAGAGGACATCATTGGCATTTTCAACATGCTTGCTGATGAACTTCAGGAAGCTAACGATGATCGTTACAAGGCCATGATGGAACTGCGGAAGGCACAGTACGAGCTTAAGAGGCTGACTGAGAATAACAACTGAATATGGAGAGAGGGTCACTGAACTACAGTGGCTCTCTGTTTTTCTAATATTTGTATTGCGCATAATTTACACCTTCTTAAGTAAGATAATGTAAACCATTTTTATTCAAGAAGGAGGCAATAAAATGAATTGTAAGACTATTGATCAGAAGGTAACAGAGGCAATGGAGACCATAAAGAGGTTTTTCCTTATCACACTTATAACTGTGATGGGAACGGCCATCTTTGCTGGAGGGATTGCGTTGAACTGGACGATAAAGAAAAACAGGGAATTGAAAACAACTATTGAACAAATGGAACAGAATCAGGAGGAAGATGAAGAGAGGCTTATAATCAAGGATCCTGTGACTGGTCGGATTATTTACGATCGGCCAAGGTGAAACTTATGAGAGAGCGAAGATTCGTCTTCCTCTCTTTTTTGTATTGCGCATAATTTACACCTTCTTAAGTAAGATAAAGAAAACCATTTTAACTTAAGAAAGGAGGCAAACAATGGCACTGGTAATGCTAGTTAGTTTAGTCACAATGAGGGTTTTAATGGATAGAATCGACTATAACGAAGGGAGAGCCTAAACCACAGGCTCTTCTCTTTTTTGTATTGCGCAAAAATTACAATATATATAGTAGAAAGGCAATATAAGATATTTTAACAATGCAGATTGTATTAGCTATAAAACTTATGTTCCTACTCGTTAGAGAGGATTAAGGCCGAGAGAGGTTAGGCTACATAAGTATATGTACAGCTATGCAATGTTAATCCCTAGACGGTGAGAGTCCGTAACCACTATCAAGTAATTGGTAGCGATATATCTGAGCCTTTTTATTTTTTGTCTGTGCAAAATTTACAATGCATATAATAGAAATAATAGCTTAATGGGAAAGCGCCACTTCGGTGGAGTTAAGGGTTCGATTCCCTTTTATTTTTTTTGCCGTACGCAGGTGACGAAAGGAGGTACTAATATGACACCATTAGAAATTGCAGCGGCTATTGTTATTTTTCTGCTCGGCGTGCTGTTCGGGTATCTGATTAAGCGGAAACCACATTGCGCTGGGAAGCTGATCATCGATGAGAAGGGAGAGACTGAGAGATGGTCCTTTATGATGGATGACGATGTTGATGATGTGAAAGCGGCAGATGTTATATTTTTGTCGATTGACCATCGGGCATGAACTGCAGGTCCTATAATGTAACATACATTAGTCACATAGGAGGTAACTATGGAAGAAAAGTTGGAACAGGCAACACTTGAGAGTCTGCAAAAGGATCTTATCCAGCAGATTAATGAGGGCATGACGCCTGAGGAAGCGGGAGCCATCATGAATACGTTCGAATGCGTGTCCAAGGCGTTGTCAGAACAGAGGAAGGCCGAAAACGAGAGGGCCCGGATTGAGGCGGATATCGCTAAATCTGTCAGAGAGACAGAGGCGGCTGATAAACGAAGCAAAAGGGAACTGATTGGCAACGGAGTTCGTGCTGGAGGACAGCTTGGCGCAGCGATCGTGGCAGGATGGGTGTCCATCGTCACCGTCGCCCGAATCATCAACGCGGAAGATCACGACAAACTGGTGTTGTCGAAGGCACTGGGTTTTGTTCTGAAACCTCGCGGCTGATTAGTTACAACGGGGGAGCATCCATTACGGGTGCTCTCTTGTTTTCTAATTTTTGTATTGCGCATATTTTACAGTCCTTATATTAGCGTTAACAAAACCTAGTTTAAAAGGAGGGACTGTAATATGTTTAAGAATCTCTATATGGTAATGAATTACACCACTTTCTACAAGTGGCAGTTGGCGGCAATGGCTGTCGGTGCCGGACTTGTTGGATGCTGGTGGATGATCAACAGTTGGGAGAAAGACTATAAGGAAGCTCGCGATGCGGGTGTTGTTGCGTGAAAGGAGGGATAGGAGATCATGACGATTTTAGGAGTAATTTTGATCGTCATCGGACTCGTCTGCATTCTGGCAGATAAGTAAGGCGACGATCGAGGGGACTATGATTGCCATGGTCTCCTCTTTTTCGGAGAGGAGAAAGATGAGTTTTGTTGATATTTTGATACTGGCGTTAATTTGGGATTTGATTCTGGGAACGGCAATGCTTCTGTACATAGCATACAGCTGGTATAATCTAAGTCCGCTGATTGAGAGGCAGGGTTGGACGCTGGCTAGCTGCAATCCACTTGATCCGCCAAAGCAGATACTGATTTACTATATTCCGATTCTGGGAATACTATGGTTTCTTTTCGCAGGAACAGTGATCTCAGAACTGGCCATCACAAAGCGAGAGGAGGATACGGTTGTTCTTGTTACAATACTAGGCATCACGTCAACATATTTCGAGTAATTAAATTGTGCGCAATTTTTGCAACTCCTATAGTAGATATATTAATTTTTCAAGTCATTTCAATATAGGAGGTAAAAATGAAGACTGAAAGTGGACTTATCGCAAACTTGAAACTTAATTATGGAACGAAGGAAATTGACCCCGGAAGACGGATCAGGTTCTGTCGACACATGAGAGAGTTGGAGTGCAAGGAGCTTGCTATTAAAGCAGGCATCTCGCCTTCATATCTCTCTGCGATCGAGAGAAACCGGACCAAAGCTCCGGCGAAGACGTATGGCTCCATAGCTAAGGCACTGAACTTGAGTGTAGAGGAGATGTTCGGGCTGATGCCCATTAACTGGAATAGATGAGACAAATAAATATATCAGAAGAGAGCAGGAGGCTCTGTTGGCTAAAGCTAGCAGGGTCTCTTAGCTTTTCTAAAAAGGAGGATACGCTATGTATAACTATGGACCTATTACTAACACGAAAACCGGAGAGACTAAGCCTATCCAGGTTGAGGGAACTCCCATCAAATTCAAGGATTATGCGGTCGGACTTGGATTTATATTCACCGGCATCTGGTGGCTCATGTACAAGGCTCACAAGAAAGGAGCCGACGACTATGATGCTGCCGAGCTCAAGACACTGGAAGACCTGGATCTGATCGTCTGAGCAAAAACCACAGCCACTATAATGCAGCGTAAATGTTTTATATTTTAGGAGGACAAATAATGGACAAGACAATGCTTAAGTTCAAGCTGGAAGCAAAGAAACGTCAGATCAAGGAACATCTTGACAAGACGAAGGACTTCATTATGGAGCACCCTGCAGAAAGTGCAGCCATGGGATCTGCGCTTATTGGCGGTGTGGTCAGCCTCGCAAAGAGACATGATCGCAAGGCTGATATTCGCAAGACCCAGCAGCTCAAGGAGGAGTACATCTATGATCGGAGTCTCGGAACCTACTGGAAGACAAGACGTCCGAGAACTGCCGGAGAGAATCTTGAGATCCAGCGCAGGAAGAAAGCAGGCGAGAGTCTTGGCGATATTCTCGCTGATATGAGACTGCTGTAATCAACAAGACGGAGGGTCACTGAAATACAGTGGCTCTCTGTTTTTATATTTTCTGTATAAACATTTTTAGTCTGAAAGGAGACAAGTCATGAGAGATTTGACTGCAGCACAGGAAAAACGCAGAGTTATGCACGAGGAAGCGCTTAGAAAGGCTGAGAACTATGCCCTTAAGTGTCCTGAGGGATTCACAATCAAGGAGGCGGCCATTGATCTTGGTATTCCTGGTGAGAGAGCCCGCAGACACACGCTTCAGTTAGTTGAACTTGGTAAGATTGCATATAAGGGCCTTGACGGCAAGTCCTATGTTTATATTCACACCGACTTTGTAACTGATGACAAGGCCAGCGAAGTCCAGACCGAGACACTTCCTGAGGAAGAGGGAAGCGGTTACGGTAAGTTCTTCGATGACGCAAGAAACATTACAGGTGTAACTCCTGGGGATATTTCCTGGATCAGCTCCAGATCCGGCAATGGAGAATTCTTCCGTTATCTGATCTGTGCTGTATATTCCAGCAAGGCCACAGTAGCATGCGTCTTCCCGTCAACGTATCCTTCGCTCAACCTTAATGATCCTAATGTGATCTATGTTGGTGAGGATCCGGAATCTGGTGAAGATCTCTACGTGGATCTGTCAAATATCTGCCAGAGACGTTTTGAGTCATTCGGTGAGAAATGCATGGTCGTTAAGTACGAACTCATGGACGATATCAAGGAACGTCTCGCACGCGTATTTGGCATTACTACTCATCCGGTCGAGATCAAGACTATCCAGAAAATGGTCAAGGTCAATGACGATGACAATAAGGCCAAGATTGAGAAGCTGGAGAAAAAGATCAAGGCAATGGAGGTTGATAAGAAAACTCTCGAGAAGAAAATCGAAGAGCAGACAGACGAACTTAACACGGCAGTTGCTATGAAGACCAACACAATTAAGGAAAATAACCGGCTCAGAGCTGCACTCGCTGACAGCAATGAAGAGATCAGTAAGCTTCGTGAGGAGCTCCGAAAGAAAGAGCCTGGCGCTGACATGGACACAGACACTTTCCTGGAGTACGAGAAGCTCAAGGTCAAGGCTGAGATGCTGGAGAAGCATAACTCTAGCCTGGAGTCCATCATCTTTTCCATGTGCGGCAATCATTAAGGAGGAAACCGTATGACCAAACGCAGAGTAGGAAGGCCTAAGCTTGGCGATGAAGTCAGGCGGTATAAGGCTGTACTTGTTCGTCTCAGAGAAGGCGAATACACGGAACTGAAAACCAGAGCGGCGGAGGCAGAGGTCTCTGTCGCTCATTATATTCGTGAACACTGTTTAGGAAGGAGCAGTAATGACATCGTATGAAGAGATGACAATCAACAGTTTCATTGAGTGGCTTGACAACAACGACATTGACTATCAGATGAGAGGTACTAAGGTTGTTTGCGTGGACTTCCCTGACGGCAGTTATATTCGTGTAAGCGACTTTGACACACCACACAGTCTCTATATTCGTGACACCGGCATCATTTATCGTATGTCCGTGTTCGATCTAACACAGAGCATCTTAGAAAGAAAAGGAGAAAACGAATGAAAAACAATACTGTAAAGAAAATTATGTGTGGCACCTTCCTTGCAACTGTATTCGTAGCTCTGTTCTACGACGCAGTTGACTCCCGCAAGACTCTCCGGGAAAGAGAGAAGAAGTACAAGATTGATCTGGAAACTGCTAAGAAGCAGGTCACAGACGAAGTTGCCAGGGGTATCCACAATGATATTCTCCAGGCAGCGATCAACAAGGCAGCTGACAGGAAGGTCGACTCCGTCCTGCAGAGAGCTCAGAATGATGCCGTTAACACTGTCAAGAACATGATCAGAGGAGAGATTAATTCTACTATTAACACTTCCTGGTCCAGGATGAAAAACAATATCGCAGACGATCTTGTTAGACGGGCCAACACCTTTGATATTTCCGACATCCGGAAAGAAGCTGTCGATCTCGCCAAGGAGAAGATCAGTGAGGCCATCATTGACAGCGTTGACCAGGCGGTTGACGACTTCAAGGATCGTCTCAATGACAGGGCGGATTCCTGTATCGACAAGGCTGAGGAGAAGTTTGAGAAGCGCACAGACGAGGCTCTGGATGATCTCAAGAACCGTTATCAGGCTAAGCTCTGGCGTAACAGCTGGGGACTGTAAGGAGGTGATATTTTGGACGGCGTAGAGAACTATAAGATTGTAAGATTCGATTTGTATTGTGACAAGTGCATTCACAAGGACGTGGAGGAAAGCGATCCTTATCAGAAATGCAACGACTGTCTCGCAGAAGGGGCCCGGATAAATTCGTCCAGGCCTTTATATTTTAAGGAAAAGGAGTAATTACTATTCCTCTGTGTAAGTTTTACAGCCTCTAAATTAGGAACATTAACAGACTAATATGGAGGTATAAGACATGATTATTACAATTGCATTATCGATCTTTGCGGCTTTTCTGGCGGCAGGAATCATATTGGGCTTACTCATATTTGGAGTAGGCGCAATAGGAACTGTTGTCCTGTGGGGAGTAAAGATCGGGATATGTGCAATACCGTTCATGCTGGGGTATTTCCTGGTAAGGGCGTTATTGTTCTGATCGAAGAGGGCTTGGCAGAAATGTCAGGTCCTCTTTCGTTTTTCAAGCAGCAATTACAAGCACTATATAGGAACAACTAATTTATATTTTAGGAGGATACTATGAAAGTGAAAGTTTTTAAGACAATTAGCAAGTATTTGGTAAAGAGTAAAGATACGATTATCAAGCATGGTCCTCAGATCATGGCTGTTGCAGGAGTGGGCTGCTTCATCGGCGCTACGTATTGCGCTATCAAGGAGACACCTAATGCGATGGCCAAGCTTGACGAGAAGAAGGCTCTGGACAAGGACATGACAACCCTGCAGAAGATTGCGGTGGTTGGACCTGAGTATAAGAAGACTGTGGCTTGCACGGCTGCAGGAATCATATTTACGGGACTGTCCTGGCGCTTCGAGTACAAGTATGTCGGTACTCTTCTTGCGGCTATTAGCACAGCTGAGAAGAAGAGCGATGCACTTGTGGAGGCATCCAAGCAGGTCGTTGGTGATGAGAAAACCGGTGAGATTCTGTCCAGGAAAGAGGAGATCCTGGCAGACAATTACGAGGTGGAAAGCTGGAAAGCTATCCCGTCTGATCAGGTTCCGTACGTGTTCAAGTTTCCAGGAGGCGTTAAATTCTGGTCAACTTGGGCTAAATTCAAGGACGGTATGGAATACAACCGAAGATGTCTTATGACCAATAAGAGTCTCTCGCTGTACGAGGCGTTGATCGAGCTTGGAGCAGACGAGAACGATCTGACTCAGGACATGTACAACAAGGTCTGGAGTATGGAAGACGACGTTGACGCGCCGTGGGCTGCGGATGAGGTTATTGAAGGAGCATACGATCTTCTTGACTACGAAGCTACGCCGTATAATCATGGACACGGCGACAACTATGTAGCTGCGTGGGAGATCAAGTGGGTAACCGATCCTAAGGAGCGCTAACTGAGGACTATACAAAGAGGGGCGTAACAGCTCCTCTTATTTTTGTGCAAAATTTACAGGGTGTATATTAGAGCTATACGCTCGTAACAAATTAATTCAATTTAAGAAGGAGGCTATTATGGCTAACAACGAGAAGAAGAATGAAACTGTTAACGAGAATATGAAACAGCAGAAAGAGGAGCAGCAGATGACTACTCCCGGCGGAGTGCCGGTTGAAGTCGTCAAGAAGCATCCGGTTCGTGATTTCTTCAAGAACAATAAGAAGAAGATCGGGATCGGTCTCGGTGTTGCTGGCGCATTCGGCGCTGGTATCATCGCAGATCGGTTCGGTCTGAAACTTCCTGTTGGGAAGAAGGGATCTGACGAAGAGGAAACAGCGGATTGACGGCTTTGATCGTGTAACTTATTAACTGGGAGGAGGGGCTACGGCTCCTCTTCTTTTTTTCAAGGAGGATGACATGGACGAATTGGACATAGCTATGACGGTTATATTTCTCATGGGGATGTACGGGACGATGGCGGAACCCTGGAGTCCTCATCCGCCTGTAATGGTAGCAGCTGGCGTGTTATATTTCTGTGCACGAACTGCAGTCACTATATTGGTGAGAAACAAATTTAAATTTTTCAGGAGAAGGAGATCTAATTATGGACAAGAAAGGAATCACAAGAAAGATACTGATGGCAATCGGGTTTATCGCATGCGGAATCGGCGGTGCTGTGACCGCAGGAGAGTTACCCGATAACATTGAAAAGGCGAAGGAGCTTCTGACCAGAAAGGAAGAAGATGATCCTGAAGAGAAAACTGAGTAACTCATTAACAGAGGGCTTGGCAGAAATGTCAGGTCCTCTTTGTTTTTAAGGAGGTTTCATGGCTGAAGTAAATCTCAGTGATATTTCCTCGAATTCCAATGCTTCAAGGAAGACCGAGGAGAGTAAGCAGCTACCGGTTGAAAATGAACTGATCGAATACAAACCGATCAAGAAGCCGCATATTGTTGGCGATGCATTGTCAAAGATAGGTGTCAACACCAACATGGGCGATGTAGCCGGATCAGTCTGGGATGACGTTATAGTACCTGCGTTCCTGGACGTGTGCAGAGATGCAATGTATACAGCGGCTGATTATATTTTTGGCGGAGGTGTCGCAAGGGCATCTCAAAAGAAGAAGTCAAGCGGAGGATATACGTCATATGGCAATACATCTGCCAAGAATGCCAGAAAGGTTAGAAAACCGCCGGCTAAAGCTTCTTATGAGCTTACATGGGACACCAGAGACGAGGCAATCGAGATCTATAACCAGATGATCGACGTCGTAGATCGCATGCAATCCATATCTATTCAGGAGATGTTAACTCTTGATCACAAGTCCACAGATAACTACATGCTTGGCTACTGGGGATGGAAAGATGTTAACAATGTTAAGACCAGAAGAGATCCCGGGACTGGGAAATTCTATCTGGATCTGCCGAAGCCTGAATGGATTGGAGATGATCAGTAATGGAGTGTCCGTGTAAGGGATGTAACGATCGTGAAGCCGGGTGCCATAGCAGGTGCTCGGCTTATGATGAATGGCACAAGGATTACGAAAAAGTAAAGAGTAAGATACGTAAGGAGACGGAACTCGATTTATATTTTGGTGATCCAAGGCGCTATTACTCTAACCAATAGTCATATTTTGTGAAAGGAGTATGCTATGCAGCTTAAGAATGCTATAGAGAAAATGGACGACAATACTGTTATGTATATCGGCTCTAAGGTCGGGTATGTATTCATCGGTACTAAGGAGGAGTGGTACCGTGATAAGGACGCCATTGAGAAATGGTGCAAACAGGCTACATTGAATGAGGTCGCCATGGCCAGAGAAGCCTGGGAGAGAAATATTTATACAGGGCTTCCGAAGCGGGAAGATTACGGTGATCCTGACAGATGGGCAGGCGATGCATTTGCAGCTGTAACAAAGCTCAGTATTAGCCAGAAGAGACTCATCGAGGCCAAGAGAGCCAATAAGAATTACAAGGAGCTGGAGCGCAGACTGGTCGTCGACGAGTATGAGAAGCAGGATCCGGATGAGCCTGGCCATGTGTTCATCGTAGGCGGGACAGAAGCCGGCAAGTACTGGATCAGGAGTGAGTATATTTCCAAGCGTATGGGGGAGGCAAGCTGATGAACAGAAGAGATATGATCGATGCACTTAGCGATTACTGCGCAAATAGGGACTGCGACGGCAGATGCATGATATATGATATTTGCAATAGTAAGGAAAATATTACACATCCGTTCCAGCTTTATTCGGACGAGAGTCTTGCAGCGGCTGTTGATAGGATTAGATGTACTCTGAAGGCTTCTGTAATTACGATCGATGACAGTCAGAAAGCAAAGGCTGATTACGGGAAAGAGCAGCTGACTCTGGTTCCTAGACGGATCATACATGATATTTGTGCGATCCGCATGTATGGTAATCAGAAATACCCTGACGGCGGACCCGATAACTGGAAGAGGGTCGAGAAAGAACGCTACAGGGATGCTGCTTATAGGCATTTCCTGGCATATTTGGACGATCCCCAGGGCAAAGATGCAGAGAGCGGATTCCCTCATTTGTGGCATCTTGCATGTAATATAGCGTTCCTATGTGAATTCGAAGATGCAGAAAGGGAGGCTGGGGATGAAGAAGACGCTTGAGTTCGCTGTTGCCATCATTACTATGTTCCTGATCGTGGTTGCTGTGTTATTTGTCGTGATCGGAGGACCTATTATAGCCTGTGCCGGAGTATGGTGGGTTATCTGTGCTCTTAGCCATGGCGCATTCAGCTGGGAGATACCTATATTTATAGGTCTGTTCGTTGCCATGGCAGCTATGCTTAGCGCGAATTGATTATATTTAGGAGGCATTAAATGAAGAAAACATTACTTGTTATTGCTATGATTGTCTGCTGTATGTTTACGGGCTGTCACTATACAACTAAATATTACGGAGGCGAGATGACTATAGAGCTCGAGCCTGGTCAGAAGCTGGAAGAGATCACGTGGAAAGATAATGACCTGTGGATCCTTTCGAGGCCCATGAGAGAAGATGAGCAGCCTGAGACTCATACGTTCTATGAAAAGAGCGAGTGGGGCGTATTTGAGGGAACAGTTACCGTGGTGGAGAAGGAGACAGAGGAATAATGAGCGTAGAAGAAGCAATCGAAGTTCTGATAGCATTAGAGGACTGGTTATATTTCAGCTCGATGAACGGAGGGACAAAGATCCAGCGAGAAGCCATTGATATAGCGATACAGGCTTTACAGAAGCAGAGTGACGATGTAAAGGAGGACAAATAATGGACCATTTAGTACAGTTCACAATTAGTATCGATGACGCGCATATCGCTCAGATGGTTGAGAAGAACGCGTCGAAGGCACTTGAGGACAAGATCCTGACTATCGTAAAGAAACAGATTTGCAATGACGGATCGTATTTTGACTCACAGCTGTATAAGCAGGCTCTGGATTGCTACAAGGAACTCCTCGAAAGTTGCAAGGACGATATCATCGCGACAGCAGCTAAAGATATCGCTGACCGGGTTATGAGATCTAAGAAGATGAGAGACCGGATTGCGGAGGAAACGAAATGAATTTCGAAGATTTCAAAGATAAGATTAAAGGAACCTGGGTAAGGGTCAGCGACGTATCAATAAACATTCCTCACAGCGAATATTCGTATGTAGAGGCCGATGTACGTATTCCTTACGGGGTTATCACAATGGATATGGAGGAGTACACCAAGTACGTGCAGGATAAAGCGATCAAGATATTTACTGACGCGTTTATTCTCAACCATATGAGCATCACAACCTGCCGTAAGGTTTTCCCCGAAATTTATAAGGACGGCGAAAGATGCGGTATGACTCAGATACTGAAACGCTATAGCGGATCTGAGATTATGTCCCGTCTCGAAAAGTACAAAAAGATCAAGGCCGAGGAAACGAAAAAGAAACAGGCAGAGATCGAAAAAGCCAAGGCCCTTCTCGAGTCTGAAGGTTATACGGTGGTAAATTTCGACGAGATGACTATTGAAGAGAAAGCGGGGCACTAAATGCACATTATAAGCTGGGAGAGATTTAATCAGATCGTTGACTGGCATCAAAAGTGGTTATCCGATGATGCGTCTTCGGTATTTAAACATCGCGGAAATGTTATAGACTCAGTAGTCTTACTTGATGAGTTTGGTAAACGATTTAAAGGCTGCAATTTTAGTCACTTTGTTTTTTCAGAGGCAATACTTGAAGGTAGCCCGACATTTATTGACTGCAAATTTGATCGTGCGCGTTTTGGTTATTGTCGTATGCGCAGGGCAACTTTTGTAGATTGCGATTTTAATAATGCCAGGCTCGAGTTTGCAGACTTAACAGGCTCGGCGTTTTCGGGGTGCGATTTTAAAGGTGCAAGTATACGAGGTGCCATTTTAGACGATGCGACGTTTCAGGACTGCACGAACATGCCTTATATTCCTATGACGTGCCCTGAAACCGGAGCTTTCGTCGCTTATAAAATCGCATACAGGCTTAATGCGGATTTTTCAACGATTAATCCTGACAGATGGTGCGTGATTAAGCTTGAAATTCCGGAGGACGCCAAACGATCTAGCGCTACAGGAAGAAAATGCAGAGCGAGTAAAGCAAAGGTATTAGTCATTGAAAGTGTCGACGGGAGTCAGTCATTTGGGTTCGCTCAAAGTACTTGGGATCGCGATTTTATTTATAAACGTGGCGAGACTTACGAGATCAAGAACTTTGACGAGAACCGATTCAACGAATGCGCTCCCGGTATACATTTCTTTTTAGGTCGAAATGAGGCCATTGAACATTTCGGAATTAAAGCCGAAGACTGAGATACGTTTAGAGGAGACAAAAAAATGGATGATTCGATAAGCAGACAGCAGGTGATTGATGCAATTGACGAAATTTCAAATGAGGTGGCTGACGGGTACGGATTTGATTATGCGAAGTGGATGGAATACTTCTGCGAGTTGCCGCCCGCAGGGCCGAAGATAGGTAAGTGGGTAGACGATGGTGATCCGCTTATGCTTACGTGTGGGAATTGCGGATATGGCGTTATGAGGTATAACAGCACGCCTTTCTGCCCAAACTGCGGGAGAAGGATGGTGTTAGATCAATGAAATTTCCAACGTACAAGGAGTTCGGTGAGAAAGTAGCTAAAGAGGCTCTTGACACAGTTGAGTACAACGGAAAGACACTCAGAGAGTGGATAGAGATTATATCCGCTACCGAACTTGACACGAACTGTATAAGCAGACAGGCGACGATCGAGGCGGTTCAGAATAGGCCTATGATGCTATCCAAAGAAAAGACGTTGCTCATTAATGACCTTGAGAAGCTTCCGCCCACAGAACCGAAGAGAATGAGAGCAAAGTGGATTGCTACAACGGCATTAAAAGAAGGTCAAATAACGTGGATAGACTATAAGTGTTCAAATTGCTCGCATCACAGATCAAAACCGATGAATTTCTGCGAGGTATGCGGGGCGGATATGAGGAGGTGACGGAATGAGCAGAGTTAAGGATATTGTGAAGGCATTAGAAAAAATCCGCGATTTTGATGAAATAACAGACGAAACCGCGAGGGAAATTCACTTGGCGTTGCTCGGGCATATTGCGGCATGCCTCGCGGTTATGGCAGATAACAACGGGAAATGGATAAAGCTGCACACTGTATTCGGGAACGAGCCAGTGATGATTCAGGTCGAAAACATCTCCTGTTATCGTTATCTGGGGGGCCGTACAGTTGTGCAATTTGTCGGCGGCGAGAAGAACAACTATTTGGACATCGTGGAGACTCCCACCGAAATTCGTGAATTGATCAATGAGGCGACAAAATGACAAAAACAGAAGCAATAGCAATGCTCAAACGGATGCAAGATCCAGAGGCATGGGAACCACAGATAACTCAGGCGGCATTTGAAGCACTCGACATGGCCATCTTCGCACTGAGGCAGAGAAGCGAAGAAATGAAAAAGACAAGAAAATTGAAGCAGCCAAGATGCTTCTTAAAAAGGAAGGATACGAGATAACGAAACCCAACGGCGAAGAGGAGGTTGAGGAATGACGCCAACATCACTCTATGAAATGCTCAAGCAGACGCAGACAGACTTCGATCCTGAGAAGGTGGCGAAATACAAGCGTCTGGATTCTGGCAGCATTGATATGGATCTGAAGTCCGGTAATCACGGAGTATTCAGGATCGACCATAGAACCAAGAAGAAGTATCTGATTATTGAATGGAGGTAAAAATATGGACGAAGCTGAGACAGTGGTATGCGGTATTTGTGGCACAGAGATCCCGATCGAAGATAGCGCGTACATAGAGGAAAATTTCAAGGACCATGAGTGGGATGCCTATCACATGTGCCCGGATTGCTACAACGCGGTCAAGACGATCATTAGTGAAAGGATGAGGAAAGCATGGTCAAAGTAGAGCATATTGAGACTTATGGCTGGGAGGCTGCCATCAGAGGAATGCGCAATCCTATGAACAGCTGGGATAAGTCGGACAGTTATATTTATGAGGACGGCTCAGTAGTTGTAGGACCTGCGGAATTTGAGCTCATGAAGAGGCTCGTACGCGGTGGATCTGAGCATCGTAAATTCCTGCGTCAGATATTTATCAGCATGGATATTACAGCACCTCTGTATTGGTGGAAGGAGTTTGACACCTATAAGATCGGTACTACGTCTGACAGCTGCTCTACAATGCATAAGATCCATGCCAAAGAGTTCACTATATTTGACTTCAGTTGCGATAAACTTGGCTGGGATGATCTTGAGTCCTTCACCGCATGGCTTGAACTACTTAATCGGCACCGGGAAAAGTATCTGGAGAGCAAGGACAAGACTGTGTGGTACCAGATGATCCAGATGCTGCCGAGTTCCTATAACCAGAAGCGCACTATTACCATGAATTATGAGGTAGCTATGAATATTTGCAGGCAGAGGGAGAATCACAAGCTGGACGAGTGGCGCGATTTCGTTAATATTCTATCGATAAAGCTTCCACATCTTGAAGAATTTCGTGACTGTGCGCAATAACTACAGGCGTTATAGTGCAGTAGCAAAACAAAAGCACTATAAGGAGGATCATATGAAAGGATTTCTTAAAGGTTTAGGAATCGGAATGGGAATCTATGGAGTAGCGTTGACATTTTCCCTCGGTGTCGTTTATGGGATCAAAGCCCAGCAGCGAGTTGAGGAAGGCAAGATGACACCTTACGACAGAGTACTGTTCGATTCGGTAGACACGTTGGATAGTTCAGTAGATCAGCTTAAAGAAGCTTTTAGCTGATTACTGCAGATCGAGGGGTCTTGGCAAAAATGCCAGGGCCTCTTTTTCTTTTGAACACTAATTATATTTTCATTATAGAAAGGAGACCACTATGGGTTTTTCTAGAATTATTACAAAGATTGGACTTGGATTTAAGAAGCATTCCCCTGAGATTCTGGCAGGAGTAGGTGCCGTTGCGATCGTTGGCGGCGTTGTGTGGGCATGCAAGAGTGCTGTCGACTCCGCAGATGATATTCAGAAATGCAAAGACGACGTTGCAGAGATCAAGCAGAGCATCAAGGACAAGGTCATCGACGAGAAGGCCGGTAAGAAGGCTATCTTCAACGCAAGGATCGAGTGCGCCAAGAGTTGCAGCGTAAGGTTCGTTGGGCCTATTGCTCTGATCGGCGGCGGATTATATTGCCAGCATAAGTCCATAAGTACTATCAGTAGGAGACTGGACGGTGTAGCGGCTGTATTGGCGTCAGAGCATAACAGATATAGTGTCCTGGCTGAAAATGTCAAGAAAGAATACGGAGAAGCTGAGTTCCAGCGCCTGCAGTACGGTATTGTGGACGGAACAGCTGAAGTAAGGTCCACAGATGAGACTACCGGGATCGAGACCGCTCATATGGAGAAATTCAACGATGTGGTTGACCTGAGCAAGATCGGCAAGTTCACGCTGACGTTTGATCATAACAGCTCCCATCATTACAACGACGTGGATCACAATGTCGCATATTTGAAGCGTATGGAGAGTGTGTTCACTGAGACCCTGCAGCGAAAGGGTATTCTGTGGCTGAGTGATGTTATGAAGGAACTGGATATTCAGCCCAGAACCAAGGAAGAGGCACTACTTGCAAGAGTGATCTGCTGGACGTGGGATACGACCGATGAGAATAAGGACTGCCACGTAGATCTGCGCTTCAAGAGAGTACATGACAGCAACTCCAGGAATTATGATACCGGGTTCAATCCTGTGTTCGTTCTGGATCCCAATTACGACACCAATATTAATGAAGATTGGTACAAGTTTATGAGGTAATATTATATGATGAAACCAGGTGATATTTGGGGTAATTGCCCTAAGCGATATGTTGGTTGGAGTCAGCAGGACGGAAGGGCAATAGGAGCATGGTGTTATATTTGTGCGAAGAATGGTAAGCCATGTGAACCTGAATATTGCCTGGGTCCTGATGGAGACACTGATTTGAAAGGAGAGCACAATGAAAATTAATTGGGGTAAGGTAGCAGCGTTTCTGGCTGGCGGTTGCGTAGGTGCCGCTATATCCGCGTTCGTGACCGATAAGGTGGTCTCTAAGGCCTATAGCAGGGCCGCAGACGACGAAATACACGAGATTAATAGTGTAGCTAACGAGCGGATCAAAAAGGCCAGGAAAGAGGTCACAGAGCTTAAACAGAAGGTCGCTCAGCAGAAGGTTACCATCAACACTCTGGCGGATCAGGTCAGAGAGAGCGGCAAAGATGTCAGTGATATTCTCAAGGATGATGACGATTCGGAGGATGATCCAGGACAGGTTAATGAGAGAAAGCCTGTTGAACGCAGAGAAAAAGCTGAAAAAAGTTCGTACAGATCATACGCTAGGCGGTATCGTAGAGCAGAAGACAGAGACGATGAAGAAGGCGTTGAGTTTACTGAGGAAGAAGCTGAAGACGAAGAGGAGGCAATCCGTCACAACAGTCCAAGAGTGATCGATGCCGAGACAGCTAAGGATACCCCGGATGGATACAGTCGTACGGATCTCTACTATTATATGTATGATGGTAAGGTCCTCAGCGAAGATAACGAGTACCTGGATAATTATGCCGGGCTGATCGGTGAGGACTGGCTTAGCGGAGAGCATGAAGACGGCGATGAAGTGTATGTCAGAAATGATGAACTTTGTGCGGATTACTGTATTGAGTTCAGAGGCGGATACGGTGAGTCGCACATAAGTCAGACTGATATTTGGGAGGACTAATGAGCGAAGAATATATTCACCTGGATGAAGCCACAGTGAAGAGAGACTACTTCAATTGGCTTTGCTCGCTTGTTGAAGCTGAGGAAGATCACTCTTTGCTGTGGCAGAAATTACATAGTATTAATTTTGTGTGGATCATTCCAATGGATGAGAACAGAGCAGCTGATGGTAAGTATTTGCGGTATATATTTACAGTGGAAGCTTACGATCGTATACCTGCTGATCCGGAAGAAATTGAGGAATATTTGTCCGGTCCATGCTCTGTTTTGGAGTTTTTAGTGGGTCTTGCAAGGCGCATGGAAAACGATATTATGGAAGATGTTGATACAGAAAATCGTACACATGTGTGGTTTCATGACATGATCGAGAACCTGGATCTCATGAAATTTGATGACAAGCACTACAAAGATGGCAAAGTTGATGACATAGTTCATCGGTTTATGGGTCGAAAATATGGCAAAAATGGCGATGGAAACATATTTAAGGTGGGACACTTTTCTGGGCCACTTTTTTCAGAGGTCGAAATTTGGACTCAAATGCAGGCCTATATTTTGGAAAAATACGGAATTTAGGGCTAAATGGGCCAGATATTTGGCCCGTGGGCCACTTTTGGTTTTTTTTTGGCCCGGTCTTCTGGGCCACTTTTTATGCGAAAAAATGGCAAAAAAGGCCGAAAATGCACGATTTTGGGGCTTTTTAGGGCGTTTTCCGCACGTTTTTATTGTTAATCAAGGGGGGTGGGCCAGTTACCCACTTTTTTTTCTATTATTATATTATAAAAAATAGTGTTTATATATATATAGTAGTTGGCCATTTTTTTCCGGGTTTTAGTCCCACCCCCATTTTTAACGAAAGGAGGAAAACGATGAGCTATGTCTGACTATGTAACGGCCGTAGTCAAAAAGACACGAGACGGCTATCGCATATTTCCGGATTTTAAAGTAAGCGGTGACGTCGAAGATCTCATGATAAGAGGCGGAGCTTTCTATGCTGTTTGGGATCCGGTTAGAGGCATGTGGTCTCGTAACGAATATGACGCTCATAAGACGACGAATGATATTCTATGGGATGCTTATAAAGAGCTTAGAATTAAAAAGGGAGAAGACGCTCTTATTGATCTTTGCACAATGGATAAATTCTCCACTAATAGCGTCATTGAGTGGAAGCGGTATTTAAAGGCTAGTCCGGATCGCTATCATGAGCTTGATATGAAAGTGACGTTTGCAAGTGATGAGGTCAAGAAAGAGGACTATGTAAGTAAGCGACTTCCTTACGATCTTAGCAATGCCCCTTGTCCTGCTTATGAGAAGATCATGTCAACGTTATATTCTAACGCAGAACGAGCCAAACTCGAATGGGCTATTGGAGCTATCTTAAGTGGAGACTCTGTGGATATTCAGAAGTTCATTGTGCTGTACGGTAGCGCCGGTACAGGTAAATCCACGGTACTTAATATTATACAGCAGCTCTTTGATGGATACTTCACTGTTTTCGAAGCGAAGGCTCTTGCTAGTAACAATAATGCGTTTGCTTTGGAACAGTTCAGGTCCAACCCGCTCGTAGCTATCCAGCATGACGGTGACCTGAGCAGAATAGCAGACAATACAAAACTTAACAGTATCGTGTCTCACGAGCCTATGATGGTCAATGAGAAATTTAAAGCGCAGTATGAATCAAAATTCTCTGCGTTTTTATTTATGGGCTCGAATAAGCCTGTCATGATCACAGAGGCAAAGAGCGGACTGATAAGAAGGCTGATCGATGTAAGACCGACCGGAGATACACTGCCGCATGATGTTTATAATCGGTGTATGAGCCGTATACCATTTGAACTCGGTGCTATTGCGCAACACTGTTTGGACGTATACAAGAGCATGGGCGCTAACTATTACGATAAGTACAAGCCTACGGACATGTTCGGAGCTACTAACGACATGTATAACTTTGTCTACGATCACTATGATATTTTCGTGGAAGAGAAATACGTCAGTCTGAAGGCAGCCTGGACAATGTACAAAGAATATGTCGAAGAGACCAAGATGCAGTATCCATTCAGTATGCGGATATTTAAAGCAGAACTAAGTAACTATTTCGACAAATTCGACGAACGTGTCCGGTTGGGTAATGGTGAGCGGTTGAGGAATGTCTATCGCGGATTCAAGAAAGATATGTTCCATATCAGTGAGTTTGTTGAGGAACCGGATGAAGATGACGACAGCGGTCCTGATGATATTTCTGAGCCGTACTTTAGCGAGGAAGAGTGTAGTTGTGAGGATAGCATGGGACCGTCTGCATATATGAGAGCCTTGGGAGATAAATTTGCAGAGGATCTTAATCGAGAGATGACCTGGCTGGACCTTAAAGAGCAGCATAGTAAGCTGGATGATATTTTGGCTGACTGCCCTGCACAATATGCCGGTAAAGACGATAAACCTCAGACAGCATGGGACAATGTCAGGACTGTGCTGAAGGATCTGGATACCAGCCGGGTCCATTATGTACTGCCGAAGCTTGAGAACCATATTATGATCGACTTCGATAAGAAGGACGCGGATGGTAATAAGTCTATGGAACTCAATCTTGAGGCAGCGAGGCAATTCCCTCCTACGTATGCGGAGCTTAGCAAGAGCGGAGGAGGCTTGCATCTGCATTATATTTATACAGGTGATTCTGATAAACTGGAGAAGCTGTATGAAGACGATGTAGAGATAAAAGTTTATAGGGGCAAAGCATCGATCAGAAGGAGGTTAAGTCGATGCAACGATCTGGACCTTGCTGTGATAAGCAGCGGGCTTCCAACGAAAGGAGAGAAGAAGATGCTGGATGGAAATGATATTTCTGTCAAAGATGAACGGCATCTGGTAGCAAGGATTAAGGCGTGCTTGCTGAAAAAGCATCATGGTCATACAACTCCTGAAGTGCATTATATTTATGACACACTTGAGGATGCGTATAAACGTGGGATGCATTATGATGTGAGACGCTTTAGGAGACCGATCAAGAATTTCTGTATGGAGAGCAGCAATCAGGCTACCCATTGCCTCAAACTGTTTGGGAAAATGAAGTTCTGTTCGGACGACGCTCTTGATGAAGCAAGTGATCCTGAAGAAATGGACAATATACCTGAGGCGAAAGATTCGGAAAGACCTGTATCGTTCTATGATATTGAGGTTGCTCCGAATCTTTTATTGATTTGCGTAAAAGATTGGCATAATGAGGATTCGTGGCTTGTCATGTTCAATCCAACGCCTCAGGATATTGATCTGATTCTGGCTAAGAGACTTTGGGGATTTAATAATCTGTCTTACGATAACCCGATCGTCTATGCCAGATATACAGGGGCTTCGATTCAGGAGTGCTATCAGATGTCTAAAGCCATTATCGGAGGTGATAAGGCTACTAATCCCAGATCCAAGAAGATCTCCGAAGGCGACCTCTATGATATTTCATCTAAGAAGCAAAGCCTTAAGAAATGGGAGATCGAGATGGGAATCGATCACGACGAGATGGATGTGGACTGGGATAAGCCGATACCGGAAGAACTGTGGGAAAGACTTGCTGAGTATTGTAAGCATGACGTCAGGGCTACTGAAGCGTTATACGACAAGCTGAAGGAAGACATCGATGCTCGTATGGCTCTGGCAAGATTTAGCGGTTTGAGCCCTAATGAGAGAAGCAGAGCCCACACCACTAAGATTATATTTGGCAATGAGAAGCATCCGAAGTTGGTGTATACAGATCTGGCTACTGGAGAGAGGACTGATGGGAGCAAGGACATTGTGTCGTTCCCAGGTTACGAGTACAACGCTAAAGGGATCGACAAAGAGCGATACAAGGGGAAGATCGTAAGCGGCAAGTCTATCTACAAGGGGTATGATCCTGGAGAAGGCGGATTTGTGTACGCTGAACCGGGCATGCATTACAATGTGGCTCTGCTTGATATTGCATCTATGCATCCTACGTCAATGATCTGCGAGAATATATTTGGTGATTATACACAGCGGTTTAAGGAACTCTACGAGGCCAGATTGGCTATCAAGCATAAAGAGTTCGATAAGCTGAAGACTCTGCTGAACGGTGCTCTTGTTGATTATATTGGCAGCGATGAGGAAATGGATACCCTGGCAACGGCTCTTAAGCTGGTAATAAACAGCGTGTACGGATATACCACGGCTACATTCCAGAATCCGTTTAGAGATCCAAGGAATGACGACAATATTGTTGCCAAGCGCGGGGCCCTGTTCATGATTGACTTGAAAGAGGAAGTTGAAAAGCGCGGCTTTAAGGTTGCACATATCAAGACGGACTCGATCAAGATTCCCAACGCCACAGATGATATTATTCAGTTCGTAATGGAGTTTGGTAAGAAATACGGCTATACATTTGAGCATGAAGCTACCTATGAGCGTATGTGCCTGATGAACGACGCTGTGTACATTGCCAAGTACGACGAACATGGTATCAGGAACAAGGGCGGAAAGCATGCAGGAGAATGGACAGCAACCGGTAAGCAGTTCCAGGTTCCGTATGTCTTCAAGACTTTGTTCAGCGGTGAAGAGATTATATTTGACGACCTGTGCGAAACCAGATCAGTTAAGACTGCTATGTATCTGGACATGAACGAGACCATGGGCGAAAACGAACACAATTATATTTTTGTGGGACGTGTTGGCAGGTTCTGTCCTATCGTTGCTGGAAAAGGTGGCGGCCTTCTGATGCGTAGAAGCGGAGACGGTCAGAGCTATGGAGCTGTCGGTGGCACTAAGGGATATAGATGGCTTGAATCGACAGTTGTTAAGTCACTTGGGAAAGAGGACGATATTGATCGCTCGTATTATCAGAAACTGGCGGACGATGCAGTAAATGATATTTCCAAGTTCGGTAACTTCAAGGCGTTTGTCGGTAGTGAGGCAGACGCCCTCAAAGAATATGTAGACGCGGTGCCCTTTATGAATGCACCCGAGTAAAGGAGAAAAACTATGAAGAAAGAGAATATGACTATTAACAGAGAAGACGGAACAGTTATTTTCAACAACGCACAGATCCCTTACGGTAACTGGCGCAACTTTGCAGGCGGCCCCACCAGATTCAATCGTCAGAATACTCAGAGATTCTTCCATATCTTCCTGACTGACGAGGAAGCGCACCGGCTTGAGGATCTTGGCTGGAACGTCAAATGGCTTGAGCCCAGAAATCCTTCCGAGCCAAAGCAGGCGCATCTGCAGGTATTTATCAAACTCGATGGACCTGGAAGACTGCAGCCCAGACTTTGGCTCACAAGAAAGAAGGGAAATCCGATTCTTATGGACGCAGATTTGATCAGCCAGCTGGATATGGATGACTTTGAGAGAGTCAAGCTTCAGATCAGGCCTTATGACTGGTCTCTTGACAGCGGAGCATCAGGCAGGAAGGCTTTCGTCAAGCAGATGTTCGTAACTGTGGTTGAGGATGACTTTGCATCCGAGTTCTTTGATGGCGACGGAGACGAAGAAGAGGTTCCGTTCGAATAATTATATTTATGGGATTTGAATTAAGAGAGCATCAGAAGCTTGCACTTAAGCGAATGAGAAACGGATGCATTCTTAATGGCTCAGTAGGATCAGGCAAGAGTGTAACAGCTCTTGCCTATTATTTTACTCGTGTTTGTGGAGGTTCTTTGGAGACCATGAAAATGGAGAGTCCAAGGGACCTCTATATTATTACTACAGCTACTAAGCGAGACAAACACGAATGGCCTGGAGAATGCGCGATATTTGGCTTGGAAGATGGTAAGGACGTTGTAATAGACAGCTGGAATAACATAAAGAAATATTCAGAGGTCTATGGGGCATTCTTTATATTTGACGAGCAAAGAGCTATTGGAAGCGGTGTATGGGCTAAGACATTCGTGAAGATCGCTAAGAAAAATAAATGGATCATGCTTAGTGCTACTCCTGGCGACAACTTTATGGATTACTGTCCTGTCTTTGTGGCTAACGGGTTTTACAAGAATCCTACAGACTTCATCAGGCAGCATGTTGTCTATAAGCCGTATGTCAAATACAGAGCCATAGACCGTTATGTCAATGTGAGAAAATTATATTATTACAGAGATAAGGTTCTGGTTCCTATGGAATTCGACAGAAATGTTGAGCGACACCACTATGACATAATAGTTCCTCACTCGCAAGAGATGTACAAGACAATAATGCGCGATCGCTGGAATATGTATACTAAAAAGCCGATCACTAATGCAAGTGAGCTTTGCTATACATTGAGGCGGTTGGTAAATAGTGATGAGCGCAGAGTTCAGACTGTTGGCGAGTTGATCGAGAGCCACCAGAAAGTAATTATATTTTTCAACTTCACCTATGAAGCCGACTTGCTTATAAGACTGTGTAACCAGCTTAAGGTTCCTGTGGCCAGATGGGACGGTGTTAAGCATGAGCCGATACCAGATACAGACCGTTGGGTTTATATTCTTCAGTACGCAGCTGGCGATAGTGGGTGGAACTGCATTGAAACAGACACTATTATATTTTACTCACAGAACTATTCTTACAAGTCTACTGTTCAGGCAGCTGGAAGAATAGACAGAATGAATACACCATTCACAGATCTTTACTATTATCACGTCCGATCGAAGTCTGGCATTGACAATGCGATTCACAGAGCACTCGCTCAGAAGAAAAAGTTCAACGAAAAAGCATACTTTAAAAATTTTTGACGCGCAGACTTTACAGTCACTGGTATGGAGAGAAGGAAATATACAAGGGAAGAACTCGTGTATTTCAGTCTCTTTTTCTTTTTGTGAGGTTTTATATGCTTGAAAACAAATTCAAAACAAAACTCATCAAAGAAATAGAGAGCCGATTTCCAGGATCTTTCGTTTTTCATCTAGACCCTACAGAGCTGCAGGGCGCTCCTGACTTACTTGTTCTTTACAAAGACAAGTGGGCAGCACTCGAAGGAAAGAGAGATCGCAATGCCAGTCTTAGACCGAATCAAAAGTATTACGTTGATCTGTTTAACCACATGTCATTCGCGAGAATTATATTTCCAGAGAACGCAAAGGAGGTACTAGATGATATGGAACGATCACTCAAGATATGAAGGGCAACACGCGTTGTTTGCAGCGTCTCGTCCTTCATGGCTCAACTACGATGAGGAGCATTTGATCAATTACTGTGAGTTGGTCAAAGCAAAGGAGAGAGGTACAAGGTTACATAAGTTTGCGCAGGACTGCATTGAGCTTAAGCAAGCACTTCCTGAAGAACCCGTGACTACCTTGTCGTTGTATGTTAACGACGCATTATATTTTGGAATGACACCTGAACAGGTGTTGTTTTATTCAAAGTTTTTCTTTGGTACTACAGACTCCATCTCGTTTGATGATGGACTTCTTAGGATCCACGATCTCAAGACCGGAGGCATTCCAGGAAAAATAGAGCAGCTTATGATTTACGATGCTCTGTTCTGTCTTGAGTACAATATTGATCCTACCACCATTGAACATAAGCTTAGAATCTATCAGTTCAATGACTTTACGGAAAATGAACCTGATCCTATGCGGATTGTAGAAATCATGGACCAGATCGTGCGATTCAATGAACTGTTACTGATTCGGGAGGAAAGCACCAATGAATGAATTATATTTTGGCATAGCAGACGAAGATCTGTTTCTTATGCATGTCGGCCGATCCAAGGAAGACGGAGCTCCTGGACCTGGATCAGGAAGATATCCTCTTGGATCAGGTAAGAATCCTAATCAGCATGTACCTACAAAAGCGTACAGCTATGATGAAGTTCAGAAGCTTAGGGCGCAAGGTATCAGCGATAAAGAAATCTCTGAGTACTTTGGTCTTACGCAGTCTGACTTCAGAAGAATGAATTCAGTTTCTAAGAATGAGAAGATTGCACACGATCGTGGTGTTGTTGAACAGCTTAGAGAAAAAGGCTTATCGTTCAGAGCTATTGAGGATAAGACCGGCATTCCAGCTTCTCAGGCTAGAGCTCTATTAAAAGACAGCGTTGAGAAGAAACTTAGCAAAGATCGTCAGGTAATGGATATTCTCAGAAAAGAGATTGAAGAGAAAGGCCATATCGACGTTGGAGCTGGTACAGAGCAGTATCTTGGAATAAGCGATACAAAGCTCAAGCAAATGATTAAGAATCTTCAGGATGAAGGCTATGTTCTTAATCACGCTAAAATTAAGCAGGCCGGAACCGGTTACGATACATCTCTTTTGGTTCTGTCTACCAAGGACACACCGAAAGGTTATATTTACAACCACCTCGATGAAGTCAAAACTATTGAGGATACTCACGTAGTCGATGACGGCGAAAAGAAAATACGTGTTAAGATGCACGATCCTGTAAGCTTATCATCTGATAGACTCCAGGTCGTTTACGGAGATGAAGGCGGTATAGAGAAGGATGGACTGATCGAACTTAGAAGAGGCGTAAATGATATTTCATTGGGCAATAACAACTACGCTCAGGTTCGTATTGCCGTAGACGGTACTCATTATCTCAAAGGCATGGCCGTATATGCTGATGACCTTCCTCCGGGAGTTGACGTTCGTTTCAATACGAATAAGAAATCCGGAACTCCGATCATGAACTCTGATCCAGATGGAAAGAGCGTTCTTAAGCCTCTTAAGAAAGCTGAAGGCATTAATGTCTTTGGCGCAACTATTAAGAGGCAGAACGATTGGGAGGACGAAGACGGAACTAAGCATCAGGGTCTTGTCAATATTGTTAAAGAATCTGGAGACTGGGCTAAGCAGTCTAAAACACTTGCTTCTCAGATGTTGTCTAAGCAGTCTCCTGAGCTGGCAAAGAGACAGCTCAAGATCGACCTTGATGCAAGAAAAGAACAGTTCGATGATATTTGTCATCTCAATAATCCTGCAGTCAAACAGAAATTGCTTCAGTCTTTTGCTGATGAGAGCGATGCAGCTGCTGTTCATCTTAAAGCCGCAGCTATGCCTAGGCAGGCTTGGAACGTAATCATTCCTATGACGTCTCTGAAAGATAATGAGATTTATGCGCCTAAGTTTAAAGACGGCGAGACCGTTGTTTGTATTCGCTATCCTCACGGAGGTAAATTTGAGATTCCTCAGCTTGTCGTAAATAACAAGAACGCTGAAGGAAAACGAGTGATTACAAATACTGCAGCTGATGCCGTTGGTATTAATGCCAGGGTTGCAGAGAGACTGTCAGGAGCTGACTTTGATGGAGATACAGTTCTTGTAATTCCTAATAATGCTCAGCCAAATGGGAAAAGACTCATAAAGACAGAGCCCGCTTTGGAAGGGCTTAAGGATTTCGATCCAAAATCCCAATATGAAGGATACAAAGGCATGAAAGTAATGACTCATGCCCAGACCCAGAAAGAAATGGGCGTTGTATCCAATCTGATCACTGATATGACGATTCAGGGAGCTTCTCCTGACGAACTTGCCAGAGCTGTTAAACATAGTATGGTAGTTATCGATGCAGAAAAGCACAAACTGGATTGGAGAAGATCAGAGAAAGAAAATAATATTAAGGGACTTAAGGAAAAGTATCAGCCTAAAGACCCTGTTACTGGTAAAGGCGGAGCTCAAACTTTACTTTCAAGGGCTAAGAATCCTGTTTATGTGAATAAGAGGATGACTAACCAGGAATATGAGATTGACAAAGCCACTGGTAAGAAAATCTGGAAAGAAGCTAAGCCTAATCAAGTATTCGATGTTACTGTAGATCCTAAAACGGGTAATAAGATCTACACTAAGAGACCGGGCGAATTCCAGTATGCTCAGGAAAAATCTTATCAGATGAAAGAGACTGACGATGCACGTACTCTCATCTCTAAGAAAAATACCAAGATCGAACAGGTCTATGCTGAGTATGCAAACGAGTGTAAGCGGCTCGGTGATCTTGCCAGAAAAGAAAAAGTAAATACGGGTAACCTTGAATACCATAAAGAAGCTGCTATTGAATATGCAGAAGAGGTATCATCGCTTAACCGTAAATTAAATACAGCACTTAAAAATGCACCAAGAGAAAGACAAGCACAAATCATAGCTACTAAAGATGTGCAGACTCAGATCGATGCTGCTAAAAGCGTAGGAGAAGAACTTACGAAAGCTGAGATCAGAAAACGCATGGCTAAAGCTATTGAACCTGCAAGGAAATCTGTTGGTGCAGAAAAATCTAAAGTAGTATTCACAGATAGAGAGTGGGAAGCTATACAAAAAGGAGCTCTTCCTCATACGAAAGTTGTTAGGTTACTTAATAACGCAGATGAGGATGACTATAAGAAACGAGCGACGCCTAAGGAAAGAAGGGCTATGACCCCGTCCAAAGCAAGCAAAGCTAAAAGTCTTGCAAAGGCTGGGTATACCCTTGATGAAATAGCTGAGTACCTAGGGGTATCTGCTTCTACTGTGGGAGAGGTGGTGAACTCATGAAAATAACAGAGTACTGGGTTACCACTACGGATAACCCCTTCGATCCATTCACCCAGTATGATGAATGGTATAGGTATGATGAAACTCATGGGTACCACCTTTCTGAATACGTGGCACGTGACAAAGAAGTCTATACGCTTCCTTCTGATGCACCTCCATTGATGCTGCAAAGAGCTTTAGAATCTGCAATCGACATGATCTGTAAGTTCAATCTTACTAATGTAGAGGGAGTATCCTTTAAGAAGGTATCCAGAGTTGTCGAGTTAGAAGATAGTACCCTGTAATTAGCATACCTCTATGATTTAACTAGGCTATCTACATACTTTCATGTTTTCCTCCCTTGTTGATAGGGCATCTATCCATTCTGTTTGGTTAGGTGCTCTATCGTTTTAAGATAACGCTGTTAAGCATTACTTATGCCCTGTATACCGTTAAAAGCGTTAACCCCCCTAATAAAGATGGACATTATGTCCCATATCTGTAGAGAAGCAACGTCTTTACATTAAACGATGCCATTCTTTTTAGTAACCATTAATCTATTCAGCTTCTTACTAGACCCCTATTTAGTTAATTAGTAATGGTGCGTTTGAAAGGTAGCCATAGTACCATTGCCGTATAGCTAGACGATACTTATATGATGCATTGCCATTGCTTAGAGATTGCCACAGTGTTTAATGTACAATAGCACAAGTTTAATTAGTTCGTCATTCTTTAGCTTATACTGTTCGCCTAATAGAACTATGGAAATACTTAAAGTGTATTAAGTTTATAGTTGCATTGTTTCTTTAATAGATTAAAGTTTCAGTCTTTAGTTCTTTGTTTAATAGATTTACTTAACTATTAAATGAACTTTTGTTTGAACTAAATCGTCAATTCAAAAGCATTTGTTTGGCTCTAACTGATTTGAATTTCATTTCAAATCCGTTTTGTAGAAAGAATAGTAGTGCGCTAATGTTTAATAAAATTATTTATTACTTCAATTTCATTAGTTTTATCAAAACATTGAGCGAAAACTTAATGAAAGTATCAGCTCCCCTATGCCTCATCGACAAAAAGGAGGGTAGAGGGGGGGGTCTAGCGAAATATACCCCCACCCCTGCAT